GCCAACAGAATATAAGGTAACATCTTTAGTCGGAGATACCATATGCCATCCTTGTGTAAGGACTGTATCTGAAATTCCTCCATTCATACTATAAATAATTCCAACATATCCAGCCGGAACTTTTTCCATACATTTAAGCCCAGTAATCAACAGTAATAGAATAATAACACCAGAAACAATAGCACCAACTTTACCCTTTGTCATTTTTGACCTCCTTAATTTGATCATCTTCGTTAATAATATCTTGGATATTTTTTGTTTTATCCTTTACTATCCCGCCGACTTTTATAAAAAGTTTCGACAAGAGTATCCAAATAATGAAAGCAGCTATAAAAATATATAATAGTAAAACAGGATTCATAATATTACCTCAAATCTGCTGAAGTAGTGTCCTGGCGGGTTCTTTTCTCATGTTTTCTTTGGCCCAGTGAATATAGCCAGGATTCTCGGCCTTTACTTCTGGAATTGTTTTACCGGCATATTTTCCGAAATCAAACTTCCATGTATTAATATCCGGCAATGGCTCTTCTTTTACTTCTTCAACATTGTCAAACTGAATTTCAATATCTTTACGGCTTGCGAGATAGTCTGCCAAGTGTAAAACTATCTGATATTTATCCGTCGGTTTCGGAAGCACAACATCAGGGCTTCGTTTATCTGTGTTCCACTCTCCCATATGAGACTCAATTGCATGAGCAATAAGTTCAATCTCTTCTTTCGGGAGTCCTTCCATTTCGCGGATCATATTCGCGGCCAGAATAGGATGGTCAAACTTTGTATATTTGTTTTTCTCGTAATCCTCTTGTGTTCCACTCTTCATCATGTCGTGCGCAATTCCGGCAACGCGAAGCAAGTCGCGTTCTCGTGATGTAAACTGCTTTGCGAAAGATTCCACAGCAAGCATGTGGTTTAAAATTCTGACAAGCGCAATTGTATGTCTTACCAGACCTCCTTGACCGAGTGCATATTGCGGATGATACTTGCCAGTACTGGATGCAGCTACTTCGTGCCAGTACAGAGGAGCGTTTTTTAAACACTCCTCCGCAAACTTCTCAATGTCTTTGTTTTCAAATGTTTTTAAAATCTCTTTAAAGTCCATATTTAATTTAATACCCTTTCATTATTATTCCAAATCATCCAAAACATCATAATCGTACAGCCACCACTCTGTTTCTGTCTCTGACTTGACCCAATGTCCATCAACCAATGCACTCTTTGGTCTTTTGTTGTAACCGTATGGCTTAATCTTTATGATGTCACCTTTGACGAACATATTCTTATCAAAGTCCTTCTTTGGAATTTTTACTTGTATAATACCACCGTTTGCCAAAGCATATAAGCTTGCTTTCGGCGTATATTTTGTTGAAATGTCAGTTACATAGCATACGCTCTTATATTTTTTGTCTATGATATTTATAAATCCCAACAACTCATCCTGATACATAATCTTTGTTTTTAAAGGAGTCGTGAATTTCGGGACCTGTTCCACAAGACTGCTTACAAGTTTATCGGCGTCAAGGCCAGTAAACATCTTAGGAGTTTCTTTCTTGGAGCACTCTCTAAGCAGATCGAAATCAATCTTGTCTTCAAAAGCAGCATCTTTTCTGATCTGTGACCTGCCATTATATTTATCAAAGATATCTCTGCACATCAGCAGATATCCAACATCTCCGAAATCTCTGAAGTATTCGAGCTTAATCAGGATATCCAGCTGGTTTTTCTTAACACTTGTGTCTTTGATATCTTTTAATAAATCTATAAAATTATCATAGTGTTTCTCACCAAGAGCGAACAAATCTTCCGCCATGTCTTCACTACAATCTTTTATAGATTCTATACCTTGATAAATACAATTCTCATCTTTATCCATAAAGTAACTGGAACGAGATTTCCCAAAACGTATTGGCTTTATCTGAATGCCTCTGGACTTGATATAGGCTATAATATTACTCATCTTTTTGGCATTGTCTTTATAGATATTCAAGGCAGCAGTAAACAACTCCAAAGGATAGTAGTATCTCAGCCAGCCTATAAACAAACCAATCGCACTATATGGAACAGCATGGTTCTTTGAGAAAAGATATGAACTCGCATCATCTATGACTTTTAGAAAATAAATAATAACTTGCTCCGCTTCTTCTTTCGACATAGAGTATTTTTCTTGTGCGATCTTAACAAAACCTTTTATATATCTGTCATCTTTATTTCCATGAATATCTTGTAAATATCCGCCATCTTTTATTATTGGAATAAACTTGTCAGTTCCGCTCTTCTTAGCAAAACCTCTTCGGACAATATCAGCCTGTCCCATTGTGAATCCGCAGAAATCATGCAAGAAGTCTATGATCTGCTCTTGGTATGTCAGATATCCAAGTGTTGGCGCAAGGAATTTGTTCAAAGCCTCGTTGCCATTATCTCTGTATTCTCCAGAAAGCATTTGATTTCTAAAAGACTCACCGGCCGGACGAATAACTCCGTTAACCATACTAAACAAATCCAAATAGGATACATCTGGATTCTTTTCTTTAATCTTGGCAAGAGTTTTTTCGGACAACATCCTTTTTAAACAATCACTTGCAAAACCAGATTCAAACTGGAAAATCATTGTTGTATCTTCCGAAATTGAACGGATAACTTTTTCGTCGCTCATATCAGTATTATCCATTGTTCTAAACGGAATGTTTGCAAGTTTACACGCTTGGTCAATAAGACCAATAGCGTTTAGCCCAAGCAAGTCCATCTTGACAAAGTTAAGCGAATCAATCTCATGCATGTCTATCTGACTTACTGGTCTTGGATCGGATTTGATGTGAAGAGTTCCAAATGTTTTTCCTAAATCTATAGGGCTGCACACAATTCCGGCGGCGTGTCTTCCAAGAGATGTAATCGTCCCAATTACAATCTTTACATACTTGTACAACTCTGGATATTCTTCAATTACTTTTTGTGGCAAAACCTCTTCGCCTTTGTCATTGGTAATAACTTGGTTTGACAACTCTTGTGTTTCTGCCGGAGTATATCCAAGCGCTCTACCTATGTCTTTAATAGCGCTTTTCATTTTGATTGTGTTGTAGGTTAGAATGTTGCAGCAGTACAAATCGTCTCTGCTAAAGAAATACTCTCTAACCTGATATCTGTCGTCATCATATATGTCGGTATCAATATCTGCTAGACTTGCTCTCTCTGGATTCATAAACCTGGAGAAATTCAAGTCATATTTAATCGAGTCAACATCTGTATTATGCAGCAGATATGCTATGATACTTCCAGAGACGGATCCTCTGGATGGGCCGTAATGCTTATTATTCTCTCTCATCCAGTTCTTATAATCGGAATCGAGCAGCATAAAGTCAATGGCATCATTCTTTTTGTAGGTCTCAAATTCTTCCTTGATACGTGGCACATAATCCGTTTTGTAATTTGTAAGCTTGTCTATGCCACGTTCTTTAATTCCAGATTTGATTCTTCTCTTAAATTCTTCTTCTGCATTCTGTCTTCTTGGATACTTATTACTATAGTCTAATTCATAGTCTTCGATCAAATCAGCAAATCTATTTGTTTCTTCTAGTGCATCCAGAAAAATCTCTTTAGGAACTACACCTTGTTGCCAGAAAGAATCGACCATACTATCATAGTCTTGGAATAAAAGATTACAACCATCTTCGTCAGTGAATGGTTCTTTCAACTTAGCTTGTTGCATTATCTTACGACCAAGCAAATGGTCTTCCGTCAAAGCGTGGATATCACTGGTAGCAATTAATTTAAGTCCGTACTTTTGTGACTGCTTGACAAGAAACTGATTGTATTTTTTCTGTAAATCAAAGTTATGCGGCTGAATCTCCAACCAGACGCGATGCTTGTTCTTCATTATGAAATCAGAAAACCTTTGTTGTACTTCTGGAGTACCTTTACACAGCATGCCGGCTACACATCCGGTCAAAACCAAGATGTTGTCAGAAGTGTTTTCCAATTCCTCTAATGATATTCTTGGGTTATAATATTTATGATCCGGTTCGAATGCTATGGTTGAAAGCTGAAGCAACTCTTCTACTCCAGCTTTATTCTTTGCAAACAACAGACAATGATAATTATCTCTTACCGGATTTTCTTCGTCATGTTTCTCTGTTATATAAAACTCTTCGGCCTGAATTAATTTTATACCGTTTTTCTCACACAACTGTTTTTTGGCTACATTATGCAACATACTACCGTGTTCTGTGAAAGCAACGGCTTTCATTCCGCACTCTTTAATCTTCGGTATATAATCCTCAAATCTTGTTACGGAGTCAACTTCAAGCCCACTATATGGATTTGAATCCATACTATGCAAATGTAAAATCGTATAATTTTTATTCATGATTCGTCATCCAAATTGTACTCACAAGTTTTTCTATAGTTACACAATACGTTGCACATCATATATGACTTTTTGTTTTTAAATTCTTCGTCTTTCTTGATTTTGTCAACAGTTCTTTTGACCCATCTGATAGTCGTACCAAGGTCTCTTTTGTTGAATTCAATTACAGTCTTTTTGCCATTATCAAGAAAATGATTCCAGACGATTATGTCTGGATAAAAGCCCATTAGCTTTTGCATAGCATCAGCATACATATACATTTGCTTTTTATAGGCTTTCAGATTATCTTGCTGATTCTTTAATGGTGTTACACCGTCAGCTTTCATGAAATGTCCTGACGATTTATGATCGGCAAGAATAATCTTGTTATCGGATTTGCGCTTAAGAATCAAGTCAGCAAAACCAATAAGGTTTATATCGTCTACTTGCCACAAGAATTTCTTCTCTACTCCAAGTACTTCATACTTGTCAAAGAAGTCTTCTGTGTCTAAGTTCGCAAGATACTGACAGAGAGCCTCAAACTTCTTGTCCATTGGGCCTTCCGACATATCCACACGGTTTTCAAAGTTTGAAATACATTCTTCTAATGCTTCTTGCGGAGTTATCTTTTTTGTAAATATTCTTTCAAGCAACTCATGTCCATACCCACCAGCTTCTGCATAACAATTTGATATACCAGTTTCTTTCTCTATCTTGTTCAGATAGAATGAGTATGGACATTCTTCGTACCCATGAAGAGTAGAAAATGAATACCACAAGGTATCCAATATATCTTTGTAAACGCTTTCTATATAAATCACATCCTTATGCGGGGAACGCTTCACGCCTCGATCTATCTACATAGTCCAAACGCGAAAAATAATTTCTGTCGTCCCAACCAAATTTTGCGTCGTACTCCTCGTAGTCCGTATAAAACCTTCTGGACCTGATGTCATACCATAAACCAATCTGTATATCTTGTCTACCAAACAGTCTGTCTTTCATAATGGTTAATACAACATCGTATTTTCCCCATTCGCATCTCATATCTTGTTTTTCTTTCTCAGACACTCTACGAAGTCCAATACTTCGAATGGCAAGATTGATAATATTTGATGTACCGGAGATATCATACATTGAAACATCACTTGTCATATCAGCTGTTTTCTTTGGATGTGCAACGAGTACAACTGCTACGTTAAATTTACTTGCAAAACCAATCAGTTTGTTAATCAACTCAGTCTGCGCCAAGTTTAAATTGTCAGCAGAGCTTTTTAAGTCAAGCATCATAAGATTATCCAGTATGATCAGCTTTGCTCCATATTTTCTTACACATTCTTCTGCTGATTTCAAAACTGATTCAAAATCATTCGGTTCTGAGTCCTTATAAATCAACAGCTTGCTTTTGTAATGCTCTTGCATTTTTTCTTTTATATCTTGAGGGACTATATAATACGAACCGCCATCTTTTTGTTGAATTTCTTTAAGATTTCTTCTTCCGGCTATAATTGTGTTAAACCAATTAGCAGAAAGTCTTGGAGGAAGCTCTTTAGAGAAAAGAAATACTGGTTTGTCGGCATCCATAGCCATAGCTGCTGTCTGGTCAATAAGACTTGTTTTTCCACTACCTGGCCTTCCAGATAAAATGGTTACCGTTCCGAAATACAACTTATTCAGCTGATTATCTACTGGTTTCAAACCTGTTTTAATGCCATCAACTTGAGACATATCCAATTCTTCTATGTCGCTATAGTCAATGATAGATGTCACTGGGACATCTTTTGCTTCGCCTATAAGTTTCATAACAAATTCCTTGCCACCAGCTTGAAGGCATTCATTTATATCATTTAATTTGATACGTTTGTTATTATCCTTTTCAAAATACTCCGGTGTAAGAATATATTTTGTACGCCAAGAACCAAGTCTATAAATACACTCTTTGCGCATCTTTTCGCCGGGTTCATCGAGGTCGGCCCAAATAATAATCTCATTAAACTGCTCAAGCCAGTCCCAATTCTCTTCAATCCAATGGAAGTTGCCTGCTCCAAAAGGAACTGAAACCGTGTTAAGATATCCGGCACAGATTGCAGAAGCTGCATCAATCTCACCTTCTGTAATCAGCAAAGCTTTTCCAGAATTAACTCTGTTCATGTTGAACAACAATGGAGAAGTGTCAGCGTCTTTTTGACACCACGTTTTACTTTCTCCATTAGCTTTGTTGACTGTTCTAGCCGGTCTGTATTTCACAAGAGTAAGAGTGTCGTTGCTGTCATAATAATTAAATACGCAATTACCATTGGCATCTTCTCTTATGTCTAGGTAGTCAATCGTCTCTGGACTTATTGCTCTTTTGCCAAGATACTCTTTTACTTTATTCCGTTCGTTTAATGGTTCTTCGTGTGGATATCTGTATTGACTTTTTGTTCTGACATTCATCTCTCCAAACGAGTACTGAATGCCAGCTTGATTGAATAGATACTGACAAGCTTCCAGAAATGTCTTGCCCTTCTCCATTAACGCATCAATAATATCTGCGCTATAGGACGAAGAGCCAAAGTCTTTAAAACGAAATCTTTTTCTGTCATACACATACGACGGAGCAGTTTCTTCTCTTAATGGACTAAATGCTTTAAGATTCTTTTCGTCAAAGCCTTTAAGTTTTTGTATGTCGGCGATCAGAAATGCATTCTGATCGCCTAGTTTTTCTTTTGCTTTTTGAATTAACTCTTTTTCAATATTCAAAAGCGTTCACCTTACTTATGAAAACAGAGCATCTTCATCTTCGGTTACTTCTGGAGCATTCATTGCACTGCTATTATTCTGTGCTGTTGAATTCGAATTATTTGCTCCGGCAATCTCAAAATCATAAATAGTAAAATTGTAATATGTCTTTCCAGTATCTTGATAATAAACTTTTGTGGTATCGCCCTCTAAAATATGAATGCGCTCATTGCCTTTTAACTCTTTTGCTTTCTCAGAAGCCTTTCCAGAAAAGCTTACATAATCTGAAAAATCTGTCTCATAACTGCCGTCTTTCTTTTTCTTACTTGTAGATATTTTTGCCTGATAAAACCCTTTACCATTAACATTTTTAATTTCCCAAATCTTTGCATATGCGCCAATTTTAAATCCCATTACACATTCCTCCTTATTTCTTGTCCGGCACTTTGCGCACCGCCATTAACTGTTTCTTTAATTCTTTTAACTTCTCGTTATCTTCTGAAAGTCTCGGATCTCCATTCTCATTTGGAAGAGCCGCTTTGCAAATCTCTGCAACTTTTGCTGCTGTTGCTTTTGACAATTCAGATTTCTTTTTGATTAATGTTACAACTTCTGACTGAAGAGAATTTACTTCTTTCGCTTCTTCAGGTAGGTCCTCTCCTTCAAAAATATATAAGCCAACTCCATGTCTAGCACAAGCTTTTGTAAGCGATCTCTGAATAGATTTATTCGCCTCTATTGAGGTAATATTTTCTGCCGGAATCGGCTTATTTTTAAAATCCATAATTGGCAACTGCTCAATATGCTCAATGCCATTAATTGTTACACCGGTCTTAACCCAGCCAGTTTTGCCATCATCAAACCATGGTCTTTTCTTCCAAGGTGTTATTCCGTCTGAGCAAAAACTTAAAATGTCTTCGTACACTGTATAGATAGCATCTGGATGAATCTTTTTTACTTCTGCCCAAGCAGCTGCCCATGACAAATAATTGAGTCCATTTTTCTGCTTGGTTTTTGACCTCACATCTATGTCATATAACTGTTTAAAATAATTTTCCATCATTGTTCTCCATAAAACTTATTGTATTCATAAAATCTTTCGTCAGCGTTAACATCTAAACCTTTGTCTTGTTTTATATACGCTATCTGTATTCCATTGCAGATTCGACATTTCCATAATTTTGTGGAATATCCATATCCGCTTTCGTCCCACCACATATATGGACGATGAGTTTCTCTATTACATTTTTCACATATCAATGTCCTCATACTGGGCGTCGTTATTATTTATAGAGGATTGGCGCCTCTTCCCCTTTCCGCTAGTCTTGTCCATAGTTGCCTTTTCTTCTTTGGCAATTCGATCAAGATCGTTTTGCAATTTCCGCAAAGTACTTACGACAGTTTGGTACTCTGTCTTATGACTCTGATTCTTTTCTGCTCTAATAAATGCTTCTATGTTGTAATCTCTACTGCCTTTTTCGTATGGATTAGGCTTATATTCATAAGCTTTACCATCTTCTCTTTTCTTTGCAAACCTCGCTTTACGCTTTTCGTCTTTGGTCTGTCTCAGCACTTTGTTCGCTTCCTTCCTACCAGAACTCTTATATTTTTCATACCTTTTCTTTTTATTCTGATTACCCGGTCTCGCCATTATCATTCTCCTCTTTACTATCCGCAATTTCTTGAAGCACATCGTCGCGAATCATATTTTCAAGTTCAATATCCTTTTCGATTGCTTCTCTTGCAGTGTTCATCAAGTTATTAATTACTGCCAATGAGATACGTCCAGCAGAAAAAACCTGGAGCATTCTCATCATTCTATACTGCGGTTCCAAATAGTACATTGCCTCTTCTTTTGACATCCGAAACTTATTACCTTCGTCTAAATCAAAAGAGTTTTTTATTGCATCGTAACAAATATCCAAAACCTCATTTAGTTTCTACATCCCATTATTCTCTTTCGTTAACTCAGAAATTTTTTGGAGTCCATCTTCCGGCTGAAGATACCTATACAACACATCACGTTTTGTTAGCTTGGCGGTACTCTTGCCGGGTTTCTTTCGTCGTCTCACTTATATTCACCTCAACTTTCTTTCTTGTTGATGTTTTTTAACACCTTTTTAATTTGTGTCTTGGTCTTTTGGTTACATGATTTGTCTTTGTAAAACGGCATATTCAAAATGCTTTCATAATCTTCTGGGAAAAATGTTCCGCAGTAAGATTCATCTAGATCACATTGTTTGCCGTCCCAGTTTGCACAGTCTACACATCTAACATAACGAAAATCTGAATCGTCCGATTTATATATCAGAACTCCTCCGAGTATGATTATTGCCAGTAGTACTAATACAATTATTCTTATTGCGTCCATAGCCCATCCCTTCGTAATATATAGTGGAATACCCACATTTACATTCGTCTTTAATTACAAGCCCAGATGGAGTACTTTGTATCCATCTAGCCATATCAGCTTCGCATATTGGACACTTCATTTTTATCAACTCCAACTACATTGTTCACGGACATTTGTCTTCGGTTTGCCTCTTTTTGTTCGGCAACCCAGAGATAATACTGGTCTCTTCCGAAAAACACCAACGACAATCCTAACAGAATCCAGATGACTAAAAGAATCAATGTTGTCATATGCGCACTCCTTATTTAATTTTATATGTCTTTTTTATGTTTCTCATACCATTCACGAAGGTATTCAGCCTGCTCGTCATCTTCTGACGGATCCCTTGCTCTAGCTGCACAGATAAGATAGATTAGTACAGTTATGGCAAGTAGCAAAAACAAAAAACCTAATATGATGTTCATGCTGTTTTTTCTTCCTTTCTGATGAATTACAATTATTTGTAGTTACTTCAATTCACATACGTGTGTATATTGATTCGGCTTACGGGGGGAAAAAGAAAGCGAATAGAATTATCTCAATTCACATACATGTGTATATTGATTCGTAGATGTATCATACTCTCCTACCTCGGAATATGGATCTCAATTCACATACATGTGTATATCGATTCAGCAAAACTACATAAATATTTCCGTATTTCAACCGCGAATTGAGCAATATACATACATTATATATGACTACCGCAACAATAATGGTTATTGTCAAATACAGCAACCATTTAAATTACGGTCAATGCCAGTGCGAACATACTTGCAAATATGTGTTAGCTTATACTTCGCACAGCGTGGTTGAGTCTCACGCCAACATATTTTGTTTAATTATATATTCTTATAGAACTCGTCTTTTGCTACCATATACCTCTCAGTCCATACGCTCGTACGTATTGCGTCAAGCGACATTTGTAACTGTACGGATATCACTATATCTCTCAGTCCATACGCTCTTACGTATTGCGTCTTTCACTCCTCGAAAACCCTCGAAATTTCTCGAACCTCTCAGTCCATACGCTCGTACGCATTACGTCATAATGGACCGGTTATATCAAGGGTCAACACCACTCTCAGTCCATACGCTCGTACGTATTACGTCCTCGAAATCTCGGAATCCTTGATTTTACTGGATCTCTCAGTCCATACGCTCGTACGTATTGCGTCAGCAAAAATACACAAAAATGGATTGAGATTTCCTTACCACATCAGCAAAATGTACCCCGTATGGTGATCCGTAACAATAATGATTTGCATTAAAGATATGAAAATCATTTTAATTACGGCCAATGCCAGTGCGAACCTATCAGATAATTTATGATTACTGCAAGTTCGCACAGTGTATCTGAGCCTCACACGATTTAATTTATTATATTGTTTTTTCTTCTTGTTTTGCTTTTGCCATATTTAATATATTAATGGCAGCGTTTATATCTCTGTCATGATATGTTCCACATTTCGGACATGTCCAGTCTCTTATTCTTGTATCTTTAATTAGTTTGTTTTGATATCCGCAAACATGACACAACTGACTGGACGGCTCCCATTTGCCAATTGAAACAATCTCCCCACCCTTACGATTCATTTTGTATTTCAATTTTGATAATATATCGTACATAGCCGCATCACTTAACGCCCTGGCCATATACTTATCTTGCAACATATCTTTCACAGCAAGAGACTCAATTCCAATAAATGATGCTTTGTTAACAATATCTCTTGTTACACAATGGTTATAATCATCTCGCCTCCTAGCAATTTTCCGATCAAGTTTTGCCAACTTTAATTTCGTTTCCTCGTATCTCTTCGACGGCATCAAGTCATTGTTTTCTTTGTGAGCTTCTCTAAATTTAATATTTGACCAACCTTGTCTTCTGCTCACACGTCTATTCAATGCTTTTTTATGTTGAATTTCTTTTTCGAGAAATTTCTTATTCTCATATTTAGTTCCGTCCGAAGTTATGGCGACATCATGAACGCCAACATCTACACCAAGTTCCCTTTGTTCTTTGGTGTCTTTTACAGGTATCCAAACTTCCGGGATTCTCACGGAAATATAATAATCACCTACATTATCTTTAGAAATAAATACACTTAATTTTCTATCATCAAAACAGTCTGTAAATGTTGATTTCTGATCATCTCCATATAATAAATCAAATCTCCATCCACGAATTTTCATAGCTCCAAAATCTTTCATTGAGCTATTTCCTTTATTTTTTGTTAAATCAACTTTAACAGATTTCGAATTTTCTGGAAAACTAAACCGATTTGCTTCCACCTGTATAAAGAAAGACCTCTTTGGGTGTTTATTTGAATAATACGTCGGTTGCCATTTATCACACGAAACCTTTACTGGTTTATCGGTTTTCTTCATTACTGGTTTGCCAGATTTTGTAAATTTTAGTTTGCCGGTTCTTGTTTTTGCTTGAACATTCGTATCTGGATGAAAATTCTCATATGACTTTTTAAGGTTGTTTAACATAATTCCGTTTGTACCGGAAAGAGCGTTTGGAGGTACAGCATTTACAATCTCATGAGTCTTTCTTAATTGTTCTAGCCAATCCGCTTTGTACATCTTATTAAAATCTGGATAGAAATCCGATTGATTTTTTTTACCCGGCACACAAATACTTTCATTTCCGTGGACAATTTCCCAGGCTGTCGTATTATATGCAACTCTTAATCCATATAGAATATCATCAATTTTTTTCTGCTGAGTCTTATTCGGGTAAAGCCTACATTTTAATGAATAATTTGTAACTTTGGTATACTGCATATAATTCCTTTCTGTTTTGTGTGCATCTGCGAATTACATCTGTAGCCTCACGAATACTCTGATAGCTACCCCAATCTCATTCCATACACATCCGTGAATTACATCGGGTATGTTAACAGTCCATCAGATTTTAGTTTACATCTCATTCTATACACATCCGCAAATTACATCAGCAAATATGCACAAAACAAATATGTATCTGCATCTTCCCGTTATGCAATTACGTGTCAATGTACAGTTCCGACGGCGATAGGAATGAGATTTGTCTAAAATCAAATGCCTTTCCATCGGTAATACCAGTGCGAACCTACGGCGATTTTAATGGTTACTATATGTTCGCACAGAGGATATGAGCCTCCCTCGAAGTAGGGCATATGGGATTTGAACCCATACGACTAAAAGTCATCGGATTTTAAGTCCGAAGCGTCTGCCTATTTCGCCAATGCCCCACGATGCCAGTTTATCCGATACTGGCAAACGGTTGTCCATGAAAAACTACCATATTTCTTGCCCACGCGCAAAGGAGTTCGGCATTAATATTATTACTAATGCCTAGCGCGGAGTAGAGGATTCGAACCTCTGGATGGTTTCCCATCTCCGGTTTTCAAGGCCGGTGCATTAAACCAAACTCTGCCAACTCCGCAGATGGCGGTTTTACGCTCCGCCAAGCGTTAAGAAAGGAGTCTATAACAAAAGAAAAAGAACATGTCGATAATTTATTATGCAGATTTCTTTTTAGTATGAATATCTTTAATCTGGATCTCTCCAACTTTAAGAGCATGTTTGTTTATGGACATCTGATATGGCTTTGATGGTCCAAAATGCGGATGCGGACTTTCGTGCTCCAGAACTTCTGCGTCCCACCAATATTTATTCTCTTTAATGATGCGTATTGGTAACCACGTATCCTTATAAATTGTTCTGTCTGGACTTACCGAAAACTTTGCTTTGCACACCATGCCAACATAAAGTTCATTCTGCATATTCAGTTCTCCTTTAATATTATAATGTTTACTTGCTTTTTAATGGCAGTTTTTGTCGGAACTGCCAAACCGGCGATAGTATTTTAACGTGACTAACGTTTCGGATAAAATTCGCTTTTTATCCGAGCAGGGCATATCCGATTCGAACGGATGATACAGGAGTCAAATTCCTGGGCCTTACCGCTTGGCGAATGCCCTATACCACAAAGGCCGTGTTTGATGGTATTGTTTGCGCACCATCCGGGGTCGTTTAAGCTCATAACCCGTCTCAGAGTACCTTTGTGTTTTCCGAAGCTTATCTAGAATACTTCGGTAATGGAACAGCACGACTCGAACGTGCATTTCCCATTTCACTATTGGTTATCTGTTAACAAAGACACTGTTAACAATAGTTTGTCATGAGTGCTCTACCAATTGAGCTATGTTCCGTTTGGAGTGAATTATTTATGAGAATGTAACAATAATTCTGTTCTCCAAGTAGAATTACAAATTCGTGATCTTAAAACGTAAGACCAATTAATGAGTTGCAACGCGCGTTTCGGTCTTTCCCAGATGCCATCAGTTGTTAGCAGCCATCTCATACGATGTTTCTGCCACGGTACTCAGAAATCAGTGGTCAAAATGATTTCTTTTCTTGATTTGCTTTTACCTACGGCTGACCACCACTCGTAGGAAGGTCTCCTGAACAACCTATAGTCGGAACGACAGGATTCGAACCTGCATCAAATAACCATCACTGGCTCGTTTTTCCAATTAAACCACGTTCCGAAACGGGAGCAGAAGGATTCGAACCTTCGTTTTCTGATTGCTGGGTAACCAGACTGTTGCCATCGACACTCGCTAATAACTTCGTACACAATTATTAACACCAGCTGTCTGCGCTCACACTCCCAAAGTTCTGCCGTTATGTTTTAGGAGCGACGGCTGAACAGTTCGCACTCCAATTAACGACTGGCGGCAGTCTTGGCCTTCGACCACACTTTAATGCTTATTAACAAACCAGTCTGTGCATGTTACTCATCCGCATAATAACCACCGCTCGTATTATGCCACGCATAATCCGCCATCTGGGACTCGAACCCAGGACAGGCACGGCTTATAAGGCCGTCGCTCTAACCAACTGAGCTAATGGCGGTTGTGACGGTCTACCCGCTTACCGTCTTACCGAGTTACCAGTATCCCTCGGCTCCGATGGGTGCGACCCATCTCTCAAATATATCTCCGGCGGCGGGTATCTCGTATATTGTTCGGATCCCATTGCTCGGTAGATATCCGGTTTTTCAACCTAAAAAGATTATATCAAAAACAATTTCGTTTGTCAACACATATTATTTAATTTTATATATTTTTGTTTCAGCGTTTTTTAAAAAATAAACGCTGCGACAGAATAGTCGGATTTGAGCAGATACTGATCGAGTGCTTCGTCATAAGAAATTTCTTTTGCTTCTATATTATAATAAGAATCGCCTTGATAAATGTATACGGTTTTTTCTGCTACCTCAACTCCTTCTGGTGTAATTACCCAGTAAGATGAATTCCCATCTTTTACACTGATACTCATAGAAATCGTTCTGTTGTTTTCAATTGCCTCATTGATAGCATTAATAAAATCGTCAAACATACAATAGCCCTCCTTGACTTTTGGTGATCCTTGTATTATACTTTTTTGTGTGAGTTATTTTTAACGCTTCCGTTTCAGTTCGTGAGTTATATATTGCTCTTACCAAATTTTATTATACGCCAATTTTTGCTCATGTCAACAACTTTTTGAGTAAAATTTTATTTTTATTTTTATGAGGTATGTCATGGGTATTTACGAGAGAATTAAAATCATAGCAGATAAACGAGGATTGAAAATCCAAGATATAGAAAAAGGCGCTGGATTCCCAAAAGGTGCTTTGTCTAAAATGAATCATCATAGTCCTTCTGTTTCCAAACTGGAGAAGCTGGCTGACTATCTTGGTGTTTCTGTTGTCGAGTTTCTGGATGAGAAACAACGCCCGAAATATTATCTTGACGAAGAAACAGCCGAAATAGCACAAGAGCTACACGATAATAAAGATATGCGATATCTCTATGATGCTATGAAAGGTACTAATCCAGAAACATTAAAAGCACTTGTTACAACACTAGAAGGTATGAAAAAGAAGGAGCGGTACGATGGAGAAGATCCCTGTTAAAGACGAAGATGTCTTTGTTGAAATCATTGACCTTGGCAATACAGAAGTTCCAGAAGTAGTCCACAAAAACGAAGATGGAACTTATACCATATTTTTAAACGCACGTTTTTCTTTTGATAGATTGCAGGAATCTTGCAAACACGCTATCTCTCATATTGAAAACGGTGACTTTGAACCTGGAGATGTCCAAACAATAGAATCCGTTGCTCATGGAGAGCATGTACCCACTCCAGAAGAAGTTCAAGCGTCTCTTCGAAAAGAAGCTTTTGAGAAAAGACGTAAAGCTGCAATTAGACGTAGCAAGAAATTCAAGAAGAAACTCGCAGAGTATGAAAATTTTGCGAACGAACTACGGTCATCTTCTCCAGATGCATTTGATTCATGGCAAAACGATTTGATATTTAGGTATTAATTAATTTATTTCACTTTTATTTGGCACCCATCGTGGTGCCTTATATTATGTCTTTGTATACCATCACAAAACTACTTAAATTCTGGATCTTGCCGTAACGCTCTTCCATTTCTTTTCTGGCTTCTTTATTAAAGATATAATCCTTCAACGTCATTCCAGTTTCTTTGAGGATGCCACGTATCATCTCAAATCTGCCGGACTCCTTCAAATTAATCATAGTTAAATTCGAAGACAGCTCCAAATATTTCGATGCTCTTCTAAATCTAGAAGAAACAAGTACTGTCTGATTTACGCTTGGGCCACTAGATTCTGAACCTCTGACAATCTCATCGCCGGAACATAATTCCATACTACGGACTCTGTCTCTATTGTTCTTCTTGTATACCAGATAGGATGTTTCTGTTGTTGTATTTATTATTATGTCTTCCAACTCTGGAGATATTGTCAAATCTCTTGTTTTGCAATGCATTATGCCGTCATACAAATCTGCTGGTTTTGCGGACGCTATCTCCGGCACTGTCATTCCCTCAAAGGTTCCAAGAAAAATAAACTTGTCAGAGTAGTTATACAGCTTATCTATATTCTCCAACAGTTCATTTCTTGTTATATAGGACTCGGACAGCCTTTCCGTATCTATACATCTGTACAATGACTCCTGATCTACTTCAACCCAGTGGTTTTGATTATCTAATACCAACGAGTTTGCCATACACCAGTCTGTGTATATCTTCATTGTATTCACAAACAGTGTCAGCGTTTTAATTTTTGGAGTAGACAAATATTTACAAAAGGCAAGGATTTCCGGTGACGACCAGTTACACAAATCTCTGTCGTATTTCTCCTCAAAGTATTCCGCATAATCAAACCAGTTTTTCAGATTGTTCGCTAACTGGGTGGTCTCCCTTTTATAATCAAGGTATTCTTGTTTGATTTTCGCATTATACATCTTCCTTCCACCTCTCTACGAGTTCATCTGCCGAATTGACAGCTTTTATTCGTACATAGTTTTGTGAAACAATATCTGTCATTTTATCGGTTCCAAAGTTTTCCAGAAGATATTTGATAACCGGAACATATTGGTTTTCTGCAACCTTATCTTGACAAATAGTATACATGATGCAGAACATTTCTTTTATTGTCCATCTGTGAGACATCAGTTCCGGCATCTCACTTACTACTTTATTAATTCGTGGTAAAAGTTTAGTCTTTGCTTCCAATACTATACGATTTTCTTCTTTCTGCGGAATTACACTTGGTACAATCCACTTCCTTATAAATATAGCCATCCGGCTCATATCAATATCTTCAGAGTTGCTTCCTATTTTACCGGCTATCAAACAATTCGGATCCTGGTTAATCATTCTAAGGATTCTGTTTTCCACGCTGTACTGATTATAAGTGTCAGACTTGCTCTTTGCCATTCTTGTCTTCTGGTCTTTCTGATATATAAACTGCTGTGCTTTTTCTGGCGGAAAATATGTAATCCTTAATTCCATAGGATAATCAAAATCTGGGAACTGATTGTGTATATTTGACATTGCAAGATAGCGATGGTATGCATCCAAAATGTCGAACATATTATTAGGAAGCGAAAAAATTGTTAACGAGCGGTTTGTCTTATTATATTTAAATTCACTTCCATCTACCGGCATATTCAGTGTAATGTCATCAGGTATATACAACTGTCGTTTGAACAGGTCTTCGATTTCTCTGACATTGTTCTTGCTTATTGCAATATGAAATGTCTCAATACCGCCAGACATCACTCTTTTCAGAGTTCTCTGCTGACCTTCTCGGTAGTTAATCATTTGTGCGTCACGCAGTTCCATCATTCTCTGAAGACTAATGCCACCAATCCACTGATCGTTTGAAATCTGAATCATTCCATCAAATGTAATTGGAAATGTAACACCTTTTTCTTCGTGGTCTGCACTGGAAAGAAATTTGATCTCCTCTTCGGTAAAAAAGTCTTTTACCTTATTCTTATCTAACGAACTTACGTATGCAAATACCTCGAAGTTCTTACATTCTTGAACATTTCGTCTAAACATCAGCATATCCATCGTTCTGTCAATGGGTATGTTAAATTTTTCAAAGACCTCAACACAGAACTGTCTCCTTGCACTTGGTTTTAAAATGCCAGCAAAACGATGTTCGATGTATTGATCCGCTTCAGCGCGACGCATAACTGATACCTCCTTCTTATGATATTTAATTTTCAACACATTCAACTATCTGCATTATACACTATTTAATACATTGATGCAAGTGTATTTATTGTATTTGTGATATCTTCATCAAATACTGCTGCGTATCTCTTGGTCGGAGATGTTGTCTTATGACCGAGGACTTTTGAGACCAGATAAATATCTTTTGTCTGCTGATATGTGTTCGTACCACATGTAGACCTTAATTTATGAGGTGTGATATGTTTGTTTGGAATACATTCTGTGTACTTTCCAATTACATTTTCAATCGATCTTACGGTCATCCGTTTTCTCTGATTGGAAATAAACAATGCGTTTTCTTGTACATCACCTAACAACTTTTTCCGCTGATCAAGCCAAATCTTTAAATATCTTGATGTTTTGGGATCAAAGTCAACTCTTTTTGTTATATTGCCTTTTTCTGTTACTGTTATTTTTTTGTTAATTAAATCAATGTCTTCCAGATTTATTTCACTTAACGCCGTTACTCGCAAACCATTAACAACCGGAATTCTAAATAACAGCAAATCTCTATATTTCCAATTTCTTTGCTTGCCAACACTCATTGCATTTCCGGTACCGTCCAATATTTCTTTCTCTACTCTCCTAACTTCTTCTGGAGTTAAGAAAACCACGGAATTATCCTTTATTTTAGGTCTCTCAATTTTATGATTGCTAAAAGGATTGTTCATTATATAATTTTCTCTATCAAGAAAATCAAAGAAAGCACATAAACAAGAATATATAGTACATTGTGTTGATTCTTTAAGTTCTTTGTATTCGCCGTCGGATTCGTATAATCCAATATCAGACATATACATTTGTACAGTATAACTATCAATCTCATTAAGTTCTTCCAATTCTGGAAAATCTCCATCGAATGTTTTGTCAAGAAATCTAATTACATTATTTATATATCTTTCTTTGGTTGTATGTGATTTATTTTTGAGGGAATAATAAAACCTTTTCATATACTCCGGCATGTCTTCAATTTTCTTCTGGATATGCGCTTCTGTTTTGATTTTGTTTTCAAGACGGCCTCTCATATAACACACCCTCCAATTAATTTTAAAATGACAACGTTAACTGTTCGCGACTTGGAATCTTTTTAGCTCCACATTTGATTCCTCGATCTCTCCATTCCCAAATATAGTTTTGATATACTGTTATATACTTTTTAGGAACTTTAAATCCAATTTCTGTTGATTCTTTAATAGCCCATTTAGTTGCAAGATATTCTTGTTCACATCTTTTCATCTTTGTATTATTTGTCATTATGTGCCCAATTTCATGTAGAAATGCGAACAACGACCATTCGTCTGGATTAAGAATTGTACATTTTGGGACCTCAACAATTCTTTCTTTAATATAACTTCCAAAATCATCTTCTGCCAGGCCGTCTTTAAATACAATTGCCATTTTTGTTGCATATTTCAAATAAACAAAGTAATAAAGATATTTTAAACGCTCTTTCTTATTCAATATATCTCCGCCTTTCAATTAAACTTATCAATTTGTATCTTTCGCCATATAAAGAAATATATCGTTGCCAACACCCATATTCTTATTGTTCCTTGGAACAAAAAAGCCAGGATAAGAACCAAAATATAAACAAACCAACCTTCTTTTAGCCATGCTGGCTTCACAGTATTTTGACTTTTGATTATTTGTTTTTCGATAAAAGACTTTTTATTCCATTCCTCAATGTTTTTCTCTAAAATTTCTTTTACTGTTTCTAGCCTTACAAACTCAACTTCTTTTCTTAATGCTTCCATGAAAAGGTATGCATATAAGTCTTCGAAATAGTCTCTTATAATAGGAAGGCGTTCTTCCATTGTGTCATATCCATATATTTTACTTCTCGGATGTCGTGCGCACTCTGTTTTATGCTCCCTTATTTCTTCGTCTACTCTTTTATCCAAAGATGGCGCTGCTGCTTCGTACAAGCTATCAATATTTTCAATTATCACAGTTTTTAACTTGGATGGAACAACACCGGTATTTTTAAACATTCCATCATAAATACTCACAAATGGAAAGCAAAAATCTGAATAATGCCAACGAGGTGGAAACGAATCAAACGCTTCTGGCCTTTTTGGCTTTTCCATTTTATATAGTTCTTCTGAAGTATAATGTTTCACGCCATCACCTTCCTTATTCTTTAGGTTCATTGATTATACCACATCTCATCATATTTTTCAATACCCTATTATTTAATATTTTAACTTAAGCGACTTTTTTCATCTTTCTTGCTTTCTTCTCAGCTTTCTTCATTCTCTTTTCAAACGTTCTCTTATATTTAGCGAAAGCAGCGACTTCATCGTAACCTTTTTCTTCCATAATTCTAATTCTTTCTTCTTCTGTAAGAACTTCCAACACTCTAATATCAGAAGTAATAATCCACACACCTTTTCCAACTTCTCTGAAGAAATAGTAGCCATTTTCCGGCACTTTGTCAACAAAACACTTTTTCTTCAGCAGAGAAACTTCCTTATTATAATCATTAGTTGCATTGTACTCCACTCTGCACCACACTCTTTTGCCTCTCTTCCATCTGGATTTGTAATATCCTCTGTCAGTGCCATCATAAGACTTCAGCCACGGCGCATCCGGCACATCTGCTCCAAGATGCCATCCGCCACGAGCAGCGAAACCTTTTGTCGGATGATACTCTGCCGGAATCCATTCTCCAATTGGAACAATAGTATTTTTATCAATAAACAGCGGATACAGTTTGCCATTTTCATCCATCTCAAAAAGCTTATATCCAATATTAGTATTCATATTGCAATTCTCCCTTCAAATATATAATATTTAATTTATTGTTAATATTATTTAGTTACTTAAATGTGACGCTTGTTCTCATCGCTCTCTACCAGGGCTACGAACTCATTCCAGAGCGGATCCACTTTAGGATTGTAATCAGAACCATGTTCGAGAAAAAGTACATACTTCAGTTCCTGACAAGCACGACAATTGTTGCAGTGCTGATTGTTATCAACTGCACATCTGCAGATATGTGTTTCGATTCCTGCCTCTCTTAATGCATAATACATATTCATTACATAATCACAGTGACCATAGTTAATACCAAACCCTGGGACAATACTCTTGACAATATTGAATCCTTCAACATTATCAAATGCATTTTCTGCTTTTTTATTCTTCGTGTATGCCCACATACGAGTATTTGGACAATTTGCTTTAATACGTTTCCACATCTGAATATACTTCATATTAAAGAAATCTCCAGTAATGTGGACACGAACAAATCCAAGCGGTTTTCCACGTTTCCCCCAATTAATCTGAGCTGTGATAGCTTTTTCGAGCCAATCTGGAAATACTCGTGCAGCAAATGTACGCCAAGCATTTGCGTTATATACTCCTGGCATTGCATATCTACCATTGCAACCATAGCAATGTTCACACTGACAAGGACAAGTCCCTTTCATAATCTGAGTTTTACCATTAAACTCAACTTCCCACTCTTTTGTGCCAGCCAGAGTGCTCCAACCATAACAATGAGTTTTGCTTCCCCATGTTAACGGCATCGGTACCCACTGTCCCCACGGAGCAAGGATTTTGCTATCTTTTGTTCTGTATTCAATTCCATAGTTTGCAAAAAATTCTTTCTTAGTCATAGTACAAATCTCCTTTTTAATGTTTGTTTGTAGTAATCAAAAAGGGACTAGCGTTAACCAGTCCCTTTTCGCATATTATTCAGTTGTATTTCTTTTTATCTATACTCAGTTAAATCGCTGAGATAGATGTTCTTGCGTCCACCGTCCGGGAACTTAGCTACAAAGTACTGTCCATACTTAATTTGTTTACACCCTGTGCGGTGTTTATATTTAAGTTTTGAATTCTGTTCTCTATAACCATCGGTACAGTAATACATTCGATCACCATCATCTCCATAGATCCACAGCTCACGATACGGTTTGTTTCTAAATTTATAATGGTCTTTTACTTTGTACATCATATTTAATTTCTCCTATTAATGACACTTGTCTACAAGTTCCTGCTTGTAAAATCCGTAATCATCACACCCACCGTGTCCGGCAAGCAGAAGATGGAATTCCTTCATCCATTCACAAATAAAGTCATCTTCATCATCAGTATTGTTCTTATACCAGTAGTTATCAGCAAAACTACGGAATACATCCATATTTCTCTTAATAAAATCAGACCAGTCACAGATTGGATTTTTATCACGAGCAATACTTTTAACAGTTATTAATTTTACAAGAGCAATACAAAACTCATCGTAATCATCTACTGCATCAAGATTAATTGCGACTGTGACAACTGCGTCATACACATCGTCGTATGTATCAAAATCTTTATCCGAAACAACAAGTAAATCATAAAGCGTCATAGTAACGTCTCCTTTCTTATTTCACTTTTGGTGTAAATCCATTTGCTACAGCAAATTCATACAGACCGTCTGTATCATCGCCATAAGATACTTCGTTTAACCACAGTTCAAATGTCGCATCTTTAATGTCGATATTTAATTCATAGGCTGTTTCTTCTGCAAGATTTTCTTTCTCATACCACTTTCTGACAATCCATTCTGGAATTTTGACTTCTACCCAGTTATCTACGTACAGTTCTTCTTCAGTAAACTGTCTTGTCTGATCGGCATACATTCCAACCCAAACCATTTTTTCGTTCATATTCATTTTCCTCTCTTTCATTAATCAAACATTGCATCATAGACTTCTTGTGTTTCGTAGCGAAGGAAACCGCCGTCCCACATGGGAGACAAATATCCATCAACCATTGGCTGGTCTTCAAGGTCCAGATTGACAAGCAACGGATTGTGTTCGCTCAATGCAGACCAACGAACAGTGAAGTTGCCGTTGCCTTTAGACTTAAGCTGCTCATGAGTCATATAAAGGCCGTGATACTTACCACCTACAAAGTAGGCAGTGTGAGGAATTGCGTGGCTACCATCCTGAGAAGCGAGGAGTTCTTCCATCTCTTGTTCAGCTTTACGCTGTCTTTCCATCATTTCTTCCATCATCTCTTCAAATGTTCTCATAATTGTCTTCCTTTCTTTTATTATATATTTAATTTATGTTACTTAACTCTTTCAAACTCGCCGTCGCAAACACCACATCTCCATAATTCTGGATGCTTGATTATGCCACACATTTTTGTTCTGCCAACATTTCTGCCACATTTTTTACAACGTACTACATATTTAGGTGCTTTATACTGTTCAATTAAACTCGCATCAACACCACGTTCCTCAAAACTTGAGCATCTTTTGATGTCGTATCCAAGTTCTCTTTTTACTATTGCAGCTCTTCTCTTCCATTCGTATCCATGATTTGCACAGCCAGGGCAAGTGTGAAGAATTTCATGAATAATTGTGTTCTGCAAAGATTCAATCGGAATTCGTTCATTAAGAAGCAACGAAGAGATGTTAATAGAGTATTCATATATCGGTTCACCGTATTTGAATCCAATCACTTTGCATTTGCACTGTCCCCATCTGTGCTTTGCTCTTGTATTCACTGTCACTTCTGTAATTTTGCCGTAGTCCATATGAATCTCATCCATCAATCTGATACAGTTCTGAAATGCTTTCTGTAAATCTCTCATATGCGTTCTCCTTATTAAAATGACCTGTATGTTACACACACGTTGTATGTTGTTTCATCGAATTCGTTTCCATAAGAATCAAATTCGTACTGATAAATAATTGCAACACAGATTGGATCGTTATCACTCGTATCAATTACTGCGATGTAAGCGTTTTTATTTTTGCATTCTCGGCCATTTGTTTTGCAGCATACTCACTCTTTTGTTCATATATTTCTTTTGAAAAATATGCCATGCGATTCGTCTCCTCTCATTAATACCAACCGGCTCTGTCTCTCTGGATCTCATAATCAAGTTTAAACATTTCCAACGCTTTTCTTTTCGTTATTGGACCAAACAGTTTAACATACTCATCAAACGCTTTTTCATCTAAACACTCATATGTTGTATCACCACCTTTGTTGTAATGTTTGAGTGCATATTCAATAAGTTCTTTATATGTTAACGCTTTTGCCATATCTTTACACCCTTTCTTTAATTTATATAGTTCTTTTAGTAACAATGACATCTTTAACGAATCTGTTGTGGCTTATTCTTGTAAGCGAAACACCGGAAAAGTATTTTCGCATATAAAGATATTTTTTAAACGCTACATCACATTCGTCATAGTAGGTTGGCTTACATCCTCTCATGCTTAATACGTACATCTTCATTCTCCTTTCTCGTTAAGGTATCAGTTCTTCGTCATCAATCTGATGAACATGGTGACATAAATCCCAAAAGCAATTCGGTGCTATCAGACCATCTTGCCAGGGCGTATGTCCATTTTCTTTGTTGCCAATAAGCAAATCAATAATATTTTTAAGGATTTCGTCTGCTTTTCCAAGGGCATCCATTTCTTCTCCGGTAAGTCGAAGTTCTAATTTCTGAGCTAATTTCATATGAACGTCTCCTTTAAAATTGTCGTTTTGTTAGTATCTTACAAATTGATCCGTTAAAAAGTAATCAGCTCCTTCGACATATTTCTGATTAATTACATTCTGAATAATTTCACTTTTACTAATACCAAAGTCAACACGCTGTTCAAGATCGCAATCATCGTTAAAGTAGAAATAAGTTACAATATAATTGCCATCTGGAAGGTTCTGCTCATCCTGTAATTCATCAACATATCCTTCCATATCATCATACAGTGCAGATTTATTACACTGATGATAGCCAATCTCATCACTAACATCTACTGCGCCGATTCCATCTTCTCTTTCATAGTCTTCCGGGTAATCAAAAAAGTAATAATTTTTCCCATCAAAACTATCAACAATCATTCTTTCGTTTTTCATTATATAATCTCTCCCTTAAAACTTGGTTTTATTGATTTCCATAAAACTGCTTTTTAATTCTTACTTGCCCCCCATAATTGCCTTATTGGGATTGTCTTTGTCTAACCAGTAATAGAATGTTCTGTACCAACCATCAGCGTTAAGTATTTCTACCTTTATGGAGTTATCCATAAATTTCCGCTGCGGTCGGGTCATATTTGTTTCATAGTTTCCATAACCATCAGGAAATATGTACCGATCACATCCACTCGAATAATGAACCTGTAACATATTCTGGCCTTCCAACTGAAGAATCCATTCGATCATTGGCTTTATCTCCTTTCATCAAAGGCGAGTTTTATCGTACAACCGTAATGTGACAAATCTGACTAAAGTCACCATACTGAACACCATGAAAATGTCTTCCTTCAAAATCAAACCATACATCTTCTCTTGTTCCAGCAATATTATGTTTACCAATCTTTCTTTTTGTCGGTTTAATGACTAATGTTCCAGGCCAATTCTCAATCCCTCTGTTTGAGAGATAAAGAATCATTTTTTCTTTTTTCTTGAGAAGCCTCAAATGATCTTTGTCCAATTCGCCACAACACTCAAAACAAATTTTGTTCCCATGTCTATCAACACCGTAACCAAACTTTCCAGTCCTACCACAGATTTTACATGTGTTCATTGAACCATCTCCCTTCTATAAAAGCTGTTTTTATTATTTATTTCATAAGCATCAATAATATTTTTATATTCCACAACTAAATCTCTTACTTCTCCAATAGCTTTCGCAAGTTTTTCATCAGGATATTTCATAGCTGCATCATACAACTTCTGTAGTACTTCTTGATATTCTTTTGGTTGATTCATATGGTCACCTCATTTCAAACAAGCTCAACACAATATTCAATATCTAATTCAGGAAACGCTTTACTCAATGTCTCGCCAACATATTCCAATACTTTTCCACAAGCAGTATCTTCGTCTGATGCATATATTTTAATAGTTCCGTTCGTATATCCTCCGCATAACAACACGGAGAATTCATAGCATTCCATATTGTCTATAATTTTTTTGATATCCTTTAACGATCTCGCCTTGATTGTTTCTGCGTCCAGTTCATAGTCTGAAGTTCCGGCGAAGTAATACCACAATCCATCTTTATGTAATCTTCTAATGCGGTATCCTTTATACTTCGAAAGCTCTTTAATTGTTCTGTAGTTTGCCATATAGACATCTCCTTTCAAATATTTATCTGCTCAGTTCGTTGAACTCATCAGTGGTCAAATCTGCAAGTTCCCACTGAGAATTGGCATCCAGCAGTTCCATGATATAAACAACTGCATCTGCTTTTGTATATCTTTCTGCTTTTCCGGTTTCTCTCCACCAAAACCACACAGAATTTACCAAATGCGGAAGGTCTTCTTTTATTGAGCGACATTCGCAAAGCCGTAAATAACATTCGCTTGTTAATGATTTCCAAATTGTGTTTCTATAATCTTTCATATCTCACATCTCCTTCTTACCAATCGTCGCCATCGCTCCAAGTTTCTGGATTTTTAAGTTCCTGTCCCCAGAGGTTGTACCACTGTCCACATTTCGGACATTCGCAAGCTCCAAGGTACTCATTTACAAGTGCAATTTTCTCTCCACAGTGGCAAGTTCCACTGTTTGGTTCTCTGTATCTGTGTACCTGTTTGACAACATGGTTGAAATAATAGGGAAATTTTTCTGGATGTTCCATACACCAGTGATAATTCTCAATAGCTGCCTCGGTTGTGTTCTCGTTAAAAATCACATTTCCGTCCTTATCACACAGAAAAGCGAATCCACCACATTCATCAACATAAAAGCGCAACTCATAATATGTATCTTCTACAATTTCTCCGTTTTTAAAATCCTTAATCATTTGCTACCTCCTCGTAATCTTCCAAAACTTCATTGATAGTTGCTTTGTGCTGTCTGTAAAAGCCTCCTTTCTTTGTACCTACATGGTTTTCAACTCCGTTATCAAACACCATCCGCTGACGCCACATATAGTGGCGGTCAGCAGTGTGCTTAACATCAATGATTTTGTGTGGATTCCGTTTGTTACAATATGTTTTAATCATATAATCACCTCATCTCATCAGAATAAGTTTTAATCTTGCTTTAATTTCGTCATCCGTTGCCGGACGGAATTCATCTTCCGCATACCACCATCCGCTTGTTCCTGGCATTCCTGTGGAGATTTTCCATGCGGCAACTTCATCAAAATCAGTAAGCACACCAGTTTCGTTTTTTACAAAACAACCACCAACACCCCCTGGGTGATTAACAGTAATCGTTACAATATCTCCAATTTTCATAGCATTGTCTCCTTTCACAAAAGATTTAATTTATTACATCCACTCTTCTTCTTCGAACGCTCTGTCTGCGAGATAGTCATTATCAGTAACCTCTAAGCTGTTAACTTCTTTTACCATATATGTTAAATCATCTTTAACGGCTGTATCTGTCGGAACAAAGATAAGCTCATGAATAGAAGATGGCAAGATATAATATTTACCAATTTTCTTTTCCATCTCTTTTAGAAACTCTTCACAATACAGAAGACCACCGCCGTACATTTTGCAATCAAGAGTTGCGACGTTCATTGGGTCGCCGCTGAATTTGAAATTTTCAAGAGTCTCGCCTTCAGAGAATAACAAAGACATCATAGAACCAAGCCTTGCTCTGCGCATCATATTTGCTTTTGCTTTATAAATCTGTTCAGGAGTTGCGCCATTAAAATAAGCAGTCTGTCCATTTAAGTCGTATGCAACGTAAAAGTAAATTCCATTCTTAACTGCAATCGGTTTAATAGCATCGTCCTTGCGGTTCTTATAACTTTTAGCAACAATAACAAGATTATCATCGGAAACATCTTTAAGTTCGCTCATAAGTTTGTTGTACATCGGATCGTTTTCTGCTACATTCATAATTCTGTTTACCATATCTGTATCTCCTCTCATAAAAGTCTTGTTTCGTCAATACTTATATTAAACTAAAGCGCCTGTTACTCAATCAATATTACCGCCCCCTTACCACTCATGAAGCTCTTCGTTTGCTTTGGCTATTAGATCAGCCTTGTTATAAATCTTACTCTGCTTTTTAATAAATTCTTCGAATATTTCTTCCGCAGCTTTCTGGAATTCTAACATTGTATATGTTGCATAAGCATTAGGAAATTCTCCGTAAGCAACTTCATCATATGGGTACAACAACTCTTCTGGAACTTCATATTTATCTTTATATTTGCCGGTTGCCAACGCATCCGCTGAGGAATAACCATAACAAGTATCAACACCACCACAGAATAATTCAAAACCCCATCCAACCCATTCGCCTCCGTTCCATGCACGGATGTCAAAACATAGATCGCCGACTCTACAGCATCCAAGATATTCTCCGGCCATATATGCGACATTAAACGCTTCTCTTTCAACAGCGTTCGCAAATTCTTCCCAATTCTTTTCATTCATTTCCCATACAAATTTCATTGAGTCAACCTCTCATATTTAAAATTTCATCAATACTTACATCAAACTAATACACCTGTTTCCCAATCTGCTTCGCCTTTAATCACTGTAATAAAGTTATTCTCCTTGCAGAACTGCCACCACAGCTCTGCAAGTTCATGTTCGTCATGAGTATCAAACTGAGTTTCGTCTACATTTCCTTCTGGATTTACAAACTGAATGTTGGTTGCCTTAATAGTCATATCAATGCCTCCTCTTTTAAATGTTATGATTTTTATTAGTCACAAAATCGTAAACGATTGTCACCATATGTAACTGCCGCAAGAAGTCTATTCCATGTTGATGGTTCATTTCTGTTACATTCTGGTATCTTCCCGGCCTTGATGCTCATATCTACCAGTTTTCGAAATTCTTTTACATTTTCTTCATCGTTCCATTTTAAAGAACCATACTCAATCGCAAAATCTGTAATTGCATCATAGAGTTTTCTATTTTTCATTTTGGTTATCTCCTCTCATCAAAACCGTATTTTATTATTTGTAGTAGTTGTTTCTCTTCAATACATATTCTGCACTTGCTCTAATATCATCCAACACAACAGCCGGATAATCGCCTCCAGCGAAGTCAATCATTCTGACATAAGAAGCTATAATATCCAATAATGTTTCTCTATTCTGTTCGTCATTATTCTGCATATACTACACATCCTTTCTTAAAACCGTATTTTTATTACCACCTGTTTGTCATCTTTTCTACAATGCGGAAACCATCACCATAAATCTCAATCAAACCACTGAGTGCTTCAGCTGCTTCGGGAGTATTCTTATGAACAATTTTGCATTTGTAGAAATAACCAACTTCTCCGGCGTCATAAGGTTCATGCCACCAATGACCATCATTTGCTTTCCATATTGATACACATCCGAATCTACCGTTGCCTTCATACGCTTCCGGGAAAATACATAAGTATTTCCAGATTTTCATATACGGGTCATACTCTTTTCTGATGATAACTTTTTCTTTCTCCATACCATCAAACCTTTCTTTCATTCCATATTTGCTACATCGTTTTCCAAATCATTCAGTACTTCAAGCGCTGTCATCATACGTTCGATTTCACAAATGGCATACGGATAATTTGTTTTCCAGTAAGCAAGTTTCTTTTCTAACGCTCCGGTTGTCATCTGTACGTCTGCAAGCCCAATATCTGTTCCATTTAAATAATTATTATTCATAATCAAATATCCTTTCATTCCATTCATATAAACAGTTATCAGGCACATACGACTCACCACTTAACTTGCCGTCTGAAATAAATCTTTTTGCAAGTTCGCTGTCTTCATCGAAGCAGTAATCTCTACCCATAGCCTTTTCTTTAATGCTTTCGTACTCTTCGTCTGTCACCTCAAGTTCCATACCAACTCTTGCCCAAAGTTTTTTCATCTCTTTCACCTCACTTTCTTATATTCCATGATTTTCTTGTACAAACCTTCAAGCGTATCTGCTTGAAAGAAATGTCCGTTAGGTGTATAGATTTCATATCCATATCCTACGGTTGAGTTCAACCATTCCTTTTTGCCATCAAAGTAAATACCTCTCAGCCATGCAGCCGTCATTACTCTTTCTGTTGTCATGTCATTCTCCCTCGCTTTCCCAATATTCAGCTATCATATCTGCAATTCCATCCACATCAATAGGACGATTGTTTATTTCGTAATCTGTCCATTTGTTAAACAACTCCATTTTATTCATTGCTTCAATGACTTTATCATAGGGCATTTCCTTACAAGAAATGTCGTTTGCAACAGACTTGCGAAGAGTGTTTATTTTCCAATCATCCGCAATCTTTTCAAGCGTTCCGTTTTTGCCGGACGCTTCTTCAAGCCATTTTTTAAAATCCGGATAGTCAAACTGACTATCTTGCACCCAGAAAGCATATAACTGATCTTCTGTGTATACTTCTTCAGTGTTGCTATCATAGTACCTTTTCATGTTTGCATCTCCTTTCTTATGCAGCTAAGATGTTTTGTTCACGCAACTTCTTCGCCAGTGCTTCGGCAAAGTTGATAATCTTCTCGTCTTTTACTGCAACATTGTGGTCGAGTCTGCACTGGACAACTCTTCCGTGGCAGTATTCCATTGCAATATATGGTGAAGCAGGATCATCAATCCTACGAATAAAGAAGATAAGTGTTTTACCGGTTGCGACTCTGTCGATGTAAGTGCTAAGACAGTTGTGAAGTATTCTGCCTTCCTGTCTGAGGTCCTGTGCGGTTTCCGGGACAAGAATTTGTAAGCCGTTAGAGCCTGCAAAGAATTCTTTAATAAACTCATTTTCTCTAAGTGCCTTGGAAATATTTGCAATTAGAATATTTTTCGGAGCGTCTTTCTCTGCATTTGTTTTTTCTTCGTATTCTCTGGTGACTCTGCTGTCTTCCTTTCTGAAATCCTTCGGGTAAAGATAACTATCATCCAGATTGTAATTTAATTGCTTCATTATCTTTGTGTAATGCAACCATTCATGAGCATTGCAGTTCGTTTTACTCAAATAGCTGATTGTTTTGTTTACATTAAAACCAGCTTCAATGATTTCTTTTAAATCTTCTGAGTGTATACCAGACGCAACGACTTTTTCTAAGAAATCCTCATATGCATTCGGGAAAAGTTGTATTGCTTTATACGCTTTATGTGTCTGATGGTTACGCAATACGTTAAACTGTCTTCTATTGATTCCAAGCATTCCTGTCAATGTGGTTTCTTTTTTGTTGTACTTAATACTATTGTCGCTATAATTGCTATAATTTTTGAAGTCATCTTCCGCAAGTTCTTTTAATCCTGCTTTATGAAGCTTTTCATAAAACGGTGCTTTTTCCATAATGAACTGCATTCCACTATGGACACAGTACCAAGGATTTACATACTGCATAAATTCCGGGAAATACTTAAGACATTCGATTTTCTTTGTTTCTCTCTTCCAGAGGGGTTTATATATTTTTGCCACTTCACAATAGAAGAATCTTCTATTATACATGTAAAACTCTCTGAAGTATTGCGATCTCTGAGCTACCCACTCTCCATTGATCAACTCAAAGTTGTACGCTTCTTTGAGTCCGGTTCTGATAACTTTTCTTGCAACCTCATTTATTGCAAGTGTTGTTCCAACTCTAAGTGCCATAACATAGCGAAGCATCAGCGTTTCGCCGTCTATTGTCTTAGGTATTGCTACCCAGTCAATAGTTTCTTCAAAACGATTTCTCCAGAGATGCATAACCGTCAGTCCCTTTTTGCAGTTCGGGCAAACCGCTGTTGCTTTGTGTTTTGTTTTCCCTATATCAATCTCTTTGTTGCATCTTTCACATCTACATTTCTGATTACCATTCTCGTCTTTTGTTACGAAAATATAATGAGCGGTTTCTTTTCTGATCCATTCTTTCTGATAGTCGGTCAGCTGCGGAATCTTGTTGGTGTTGTATTTATTTGTTAATTCAATCTTCTTTGCCTTATTCATCTTCTGTTTCCTCCTCTCTTCCATGTGGATTTCTTTCTTCTCGGTGCAGACTTCTTTACGGTTTCTTTTGGTTCTTCGGTTTCTTCCGGCTTCTCAACTTTCTTTGTGTTCTTCTTGAGTTCCGGCTTCTTGTCTTCGCTGTTGAAGTAATCAATAGCATACTTCAGTGCCGTTTCTGCACTCATGATTCCAACGTTGCCAATTCTGGTGCAGTAGCCTTCTTTTGCTTTATTGAAGAAGTACTGCATAGCACCTTTATAAGATTTCTCAGCTCTCATCACGTTGTCGAGAAGCTCCTGGTCTTTAGCACAAGCCTTTAAAACTCCATTGATTACATAGGTGCTGTCAGGATCGTTCTTAAACAGCTTCAACTCTTCGCCGAGTTTCTCTTCGACTTCTTTGAAGCTGTGGTTCTCTCCGGTAGGAGCAAGTTTCTTGATTGCCGTGTTGTCTGTCTTCGGAAACTGAATGATGTCAGCTTTCTTCTGTACAGGTTTTGCGGTTTCCTTTGTTACATTCTTTACTTCCGGTTTAACAACTTCCTCTACTTCGTCTTCCTCGGTTACATCTTCAGTTTCTTCAACATCTTCTGTCTCAGTCTCTTCTTCGACAGGCTCTTCAACCACAGGCTTCTCTTCAGCTTTCTCAGCTTTCTCAAGCTGTTTGAGTTTTGCTTTGCATCTTGTGAGGCGTGTTTTCTGTCCGTTGGGATTGGCTTCCATGTAAGCAATCGCCTCACGAATCTGGTCGATGGTTGCTTTGTTCAGTGGATAGTTACAATCGTTAACCGGAATGCTTGTTAAGGAATGTACAACTGGATCCATGTCTGTTTTAGGAGTTACACTCTTTTTCCTTGGTGCTTCAACTCTCTGTTCGTCAAGAATCTCAGAGATAAACTCTTTATACATGACTTCCCAGAGTTTCTTGAGACCGTCTTCTGTAAAGGTGCAACCTTTCATACGGTAGCTGCCATTCCATGTTGCTACGTCAATTCCGTATTTTGTTTTCTGTACCTTGAGTGTGTACTTGCCTCTCGTGATGCCATCTACCTTTGCTCCGATAAGGAAGTTATTAAGCTGCTTGGTGAGTTCTTTACCAACATCCTCACTGAAGGTAATACCTTTGGCGCATCTCTCTTCGCCGTTGCTGGTGTACCACTTTCTGAGGTCGTAGCTCTCAGGGTAACCACCCCAAGAGACTACTCTCAACTCAATGTCTTTCTCGATTGCGCCGATTTTTCTTTTGACTTCGTACTTGAATTCCGCCATGTTGCAGTCCTCCTTTAATATTATATATGTATTATTTATTTAGTGGTCTGGTGCATAGCCTACATCATAGACAACATCTGTGTCTATAAACTTTCTACGGATTTCCATCCGAAGCGAATCTTTCGGGTTGTGCCATGTTCCGTAGAATTCACATGTCGGATAGAATACATTCGCTCTGTTCTCCGGCTTCTGGAGAAGTTTAAGATCGAGTATACGGATATCGTAGCAATCATCCATAGCCATTTTATTAAAAATCTGCACAGCCGTTTCTATTACAGGTTCTAAGATTTCGCCTTCAATTTCATATGTTACAAGATATTTATTCATATGCTCTCCTTTTCTACAAACGAATAATGATTGTCATACCATCATCAACAAAACTGCCTTTGCCACCAAAGTTATCTCCATGTATTTCGTAGTATTCTCTTCCGCTTGGAAGCTTGTGGATTTCACACTCGGCTTTTTGCAAGTAGTACATCACCTCTTTCCTTGTGGATGGGTTATCCGGTATATCATAGCCAATGTTTACAAGTTTCTTCAGAATCATACTGGCAAGTGATTCTGTTTTGTTTTTGCGCTCCGTTTCTACGAAGACATCTTTACGACCAAATGGAAATGTAAAACCTTTCATAGTTGCACCTCCTTAATACCATTCTGTGTAGTAGCTTGGTTCCGGTTCCCATTCAGAGTTTTCGTCTTCTCTATATTCATAAAAACCGCCGAGCCAGTTTGCATTTACTTCTCCGTTTTCATCTTCTGGAATACCTCTCCAGTTGCCTTTGCCGTAACGTTCGTCCATATCTTTGTCGAAACATTCTACGTGATTGTAAAAATCTCCTCCATCGTCTGTCATGCCTTCCTGCATAACTCCACCACAGTAATCACAGATACGGATTTCTGCTTTGTATTTCTCTTCGATGTAATCAATCAAGTCGCAATCATCCTCGATTACATGAATGATTTTGCCTTCTTCTAATAGAAGAAACTCATCTTTATCTGTCAATTTGGCTTCTAACTCAACACTATTGTAACCATTGCCGTTCCACACAGAAAACTCAAACTTGACATCGTTGCCGTGTTCCTTCACGTAGTCGTAAAAGCTTTTCATATTCATACCTCACTTTCACATTCAATCCATTCTGAACTACACGTTACTTTTATTAGTGTTAGTCTAAATTCATCGCCAAGTTTCTTATTAAACATATTGAATTTTTCTTTCGCTTCTTCATATGAACACTGTCCAAGTTCAATCCGGCAGTAATGTCTGCCGTACTCTGCATTCTTTTCAGGTTGAGTTGCAACGTTGATTTCGTAATTACACGGGACCATCATTTCTACTACCTCATTCCTTTCTTAAAACTCGTATCCAGTTTCTTCGCATTTAACTTCTGGGCGAACAATGCTCCAGTGACGAATTCCACATTCAGTTACATTGAATCCGAGGTTGCAAAAACAATTTGCAACCTCTTCACGGCTTGTTCTTACTTCGTTTACTCTCTTGTCGAGAAAGTATTCACAAAAGCTTTTGATTTCCTCAAGGTCTTTCACTAACAGTTCCGTTTCTCCGTATGTCATAGTTTGTTCCTCCTTAATCAATACTCCATTCACCAACTTTGTTTCCGTTGATGTCCATACAAGCTCCGCATGTCTTTCCGTTGTCTAACTGGTTACAGATGTTTTTCAGGACTCGTTTGACCTCTTCGTTTCTGTGATACATCTTATCCCAAGTTGTTTCCGCATATTCATCTTCGAATGCGGCTCCATTAGTCGTAAATTCAATCTTCAACATATTTACGCGTCTCCTTTCTTAGATATGCTTTCCGTATCTAAATGGTGTTTTCCAGTTACTATACTGTTTCTGGGTTATCTTGCCTTCTTTGCAAAGAGCATCTGTGTAATACGACCAGTACTGTTCTGCCGTCCAGTAGTCAACATGGTTCGTATACAGATTTTCATATAACATCTTGAATTCCTTTACGGCTTCTGCTTTTGTCATATCATTCACCACCTTTCTTTTGGAACTCGCCTCTCAAGCATCCTTGAACGACTCCGTAGAGCCATCCATTTAAGTAATTGATGTCATAGCAGAACTGAATCCAGCTTTCGCTTTTCGCCGGATAGAATACATAGAATCCTTTGCCGTAATCTTCTTTTTCGATGCGAACATCTCCAAAGTTGTGAACAAATGCTCTAAGGTTGTCGTTAATTAATTCTTTCTGCTTTTTTGTCATACTATCATTCTCCTCTCTGTATCATACATTCCAATGGATTCGTAGCTGTTACGGTTCTCTTTGAGAATCCTTTGCAAATCCTCTTCGCTTGTTCCGGCCGACCAAGCAATTATCTTGCCGTGTTTATCTCTTATACACCTGTCACCTTCTCCAATGTATCTATCAATAGGATTTCTTGGAACTGTACGAATCATGCCAACCGCTCCCTTCTCTTCCTGAGAATACATCTTCCGTTATAGGATCTTGCATGAATGTAATATTCGTGAAAATCTTCTTTCGCTTCTCTGTAGCTGTCATATTCACTGACTACCTCATACTCTCCATAGCCATAGTCAATCTCAATTCGCCATACATCTTTTGTCTTTCTTTTGTACGCCATATCTGTTCATCTCCTTTGCTGTTTTTCATAATTGCTGATGGCTGCGATTACATAAAAGGCTTCTCTTTCGGTCACTCCTTGAATAAGAGGAACACAACCAAGTACAACATTTACCGTTCCGCCAACGTTTGGAGTTGTACACAAGATTCCTTTGCCACGATGTTCCTTGTTGAACTGGTTACACAACACATTTAACTCTTTCATGTTGCAGTCCTCCTTTAATATGCGATTGTTTACGTTTACGAGTTCTTCGAGTTACACTACATAAGCACCACCTTGCCTTTCTGTAATCCCATAGCGGATACAAGCATCAAGAAATGCTTTTGCTTTGTCTGTTGTGATTCTCATGTGGTCTGCCACAAGATACTCACTCATGATGCCATGAGTTACTTTTGTATCTGCATCATGCCACAGCGTTCCCATCAAGTCTCTCCAGAATTCGGTAGCCATTTCCTTTGTAATCATCATTCATTCGTCCTTTCTTTGAAATATTCAATGTATTCACTTTCACTTGCAAACAAAATGTAACTTCCGTCAACGTAGCCCATGTAACCACAGGCTACGTAGTAACCTTTCATGCCACCTCGCTTTCGTAAACAATTACCATCTCGCTTCTGGAATCATATCTGATTCCCAGAGGGTTGTAATAGTTTTCTATTTCCACAGCGTCAAGCCACTCCGGGAATACATCCGAAATCCACGGATTGTTATGACAACGGATGAAATCTTTCAAATAATGCTTTCCGTTGAAGTAGAAGTACTCGTTCCCTTCTGTATCCATCTCAGTTTCCACTTTGCTTACCTTTTTGAATCTGATTTCTTCTGCCATGATTCCGGCTCCTTTCTTATCTTGCGTAACAGCAATAGCACACTCTGCTTTTTCCGCTCATATCTCTTTCTGCGGTGTTCCAGATTTCCTTCATTTCTCTTCGGTTGATACCGTAGAGTTTGTAGTTGAACTGCTTTCTGGTTGCTCCGTATACCGCAATCAAGCCACAAGCTACTTCATACGGTTTACGTTTCCTTGGTTCAAGTTCATATCTATTTGGATACGTCATATCATTCACTCTCCTTCGTATGGATTAAACAAGTTGTCTTGGTAACTTGAACCAATGAAGTGCCAATCTTTATCGAACTCTTCCCAATCGACATCGTTGTAAATGTCGTCTGTGTTTGCTTTCGCTTCTTCGTATGAGTTATACGCTCTGTCGAGACACAGAATGATTTCGCCACAGAACATGGTTGATGTATAGTACTTTCTTGCCATAAGCTCATCTCCTTTACTGGCAAGTCAAGGCATCGAATTCGATCCATCCAGATGCCTTGCAAGTTAACGGAACGTCATCATATACCCAGTATGGAGTTCCGTTGTTGGTCATAATGCAAGATGCCAGGTCACCTTCGAACCAGTCTTCACTTGGCTGAGTGAAGCAGAGGTTGTAGTCACCATAGCATCTAAATACGGCAACGGTTTCCTTTACCTCGGTTACAATGAAGGTTTCCGCATAGAAGACTTCGTTTCCTTTGGCGGAAAACATACTGATTAACACCATAGCTGCAATTCCGTAAGACAGCATCTTAAATACCTCCTATTTAATATTTTACTGACATATAATACTCACCGACAGGACGCCACTGTCTGTGGTCGTCACTGCCGTAAGTGTTGAATGTTACGTCCTTGTTGTAATCTGCAACAACAAAGGTGTTGCCGTCTTCTAAGGTTATTACTATCTGGACTCTGGTGTTCTCGGTCTTTGGGAAGGAGCCAGCTTCGGCTCCCCCATCTACCTTGCCAACAATAATAAATGCTACAATCAGAAGAATCGGAATGAGAATTCCCTTGCAATATCTGCTCATATTACTTTGCCTCCTTTCCAAGACGAGCATTTACTCTCGCTTTGAACTCAGCCTTGTACTCTTTCGGACTCCAATATCCGTTTGCCTGTGCTTCGGCAAGCATCTCAGAACGAACTTCCCTTGCAATCTTGCCATATGCCATGCGGTCAGCCTCAGAGAACTGAGCCTTGAACTCATCTTTGGACATCCAAGTGCTCTTCTTCGTGGTCTTATCAGCGGTCTTACCAGTGGTCTTCTTCGGCGCAGACTTCTTCGTGGTCTTCTTCGTGGCAGTCTTCTTCGCAGTTGTAGTGGTGTTGCTCTGCTGAGTCGCCATCATGGCGTTCATCGTGTTCATCATCTGGAGCATCAGCTCCTGAAGCTCATTCATAGTAACATCGTTGTTTTTAGCCGTTCTTGCCATAATTCATTCCTCCTAATAATTGTGTACGGCACGTTCGCCGTCTTTGTCAACATGAAATTTAATATTGTACAGTTACGCCTCAATAACCACCAGAACCAACGTCCACATCAGTCAACTCCAGCGTAGTTTGAGATGCAAACCTCACTGTGCAGTACAGCAGTCCAAGGAGTAGCCAAGTTTCGACTACTCCTCAGACCGTGACGTTGTTACTGATTAGCAAGTGCCAATCTTATCAGTTCGCCACCTTCGAGAGGTTCAGCGTCTGACTCTGCAACAGCGAATGTCCACTCTCTATGAATGGTTATGCCATCCACGGAGTAGTCCACTGTTACTCGGTAACAACCGTCTTGCAGCTGTACTATCTGCAACATCTGTATCACCTTCTTTCTTGAGCATTATTGATTTCTCCGCTCATCTCAGCCACAGACATTGTCCATGGCTGGGTCAACCGAGAAGTCAATTAGCGATTGTTGCGAAGCTTAAAGGTCTTAAGCTTCAACTCGGCAATCTCAAGCTGTAACTGCGCGAGTTCCAACTTCTGCTTTGCCAATTTGACATCCATGGTCAAGTCTAATTCCTCAAACAACAAGCGGTTAGCCTCATTCCTCTTCCACTCATAAAACACATCCCAGTGAGTATAGGACAGAGAAACATCTACCGGAACGTCTTTGACGTACAGATGCCAGAACTCCTCGCCCTCGTCATCAATGGTTACTCCGGTAGCTGTCGGAACCTCTGGCATCGGCTCTGCGAAGGTCTCATAGCGAACCTTGCGGTTCTGAACCTTCTTCATAGCCTTCTCCCAAGAGGGCTTCTTACCCTTCTTGATGTACGCTACCGGCTCATCGTTGCCAGCAAAGACCGGCGAGACATTGACCATAGGATCATGGTCGTACCAGTTACGGTGAGCATAGTTGCTCACTTCGCCATAACGGCTGTAGAGATCCTTCCGGCGGTTCTTCGCCTTTGAGGTCTTCCGGTAACGGTCGGCTCTTGCCATCTTCTTGGTCGCATCCACAACCAAGAGGTTTTCATCCGCTTCGACCAGAAGGTCGATTTCAGAAACCGTGTTTTCGGCTTCAAAATACTTGTCCATCTTGTTCACGTAAATCATCGCCATAGTCTTTTCCTCCTGACTATTTAATACTTACCAACAGTTACTAATGCTTACCAACAGCTACCAACCTTGGCGAGTCCAAGTCCTTATTCGATTGTCGTATCATCTCTGATACTCACCCAGACGGCAATCCGTAGATTAACCGTCCGAGTCAATTTCAGAGAATTTAATCCATAGCCATCATGATGACAACGGATAACCCAGTAATTGCATATAGGACAATAAGTGCAATCCCTGCCGTCATTAGTTACTTCCTCCTTCCTTGACGTTGACAGTGACATCACATCCAAACAGGTTGATGGTTACTCCGCAAGTTCTGCGGTTGCGAATCTCACGGCTCACATCGTTAAACCGCTTGGTTACCCACCAGTCGTCACCGGCTTGCTCGGCTTCGAATGGGAAGTACTCATTCCAAAGGTCTTCAGCCTCGCAGAATAAGTCGAAGAGATATTCCTCGTCCCATGCCATGAGCATGGAGTTTGCAAGCTCGTTGATTTTTCTAAGAGCCTTCTTCTGAGTTGCGGTGATTTTTTCTACATCAATTTTGCAAGCCTTCATGGTTACCGTCCTTTCTCCCATATGGGAAATAAAAAAGCACCTCATGGGTGCTATTAGTGAGTTTTGAACATTCGGCAGTTCACAGCCCGGTGTATCTTCGCACAGTTGACCAACTCAACACCGCATTGTTGCCAACCGCAACCCTAATGGGTCAACCACATATTTCTGATGAGCCGTTTCGTCCTTTTGGAACTCATCAGTGGGAACACACATTCCCAGACGGCTCAGAGCCGAAGAGGATTACTCCTCTTCAAGCTCTATGATCCAGCGAGTGCCACACTTGTCGAGATATTCCCAACCGGTAGCATGAACAAGGTGAGAACCATCCGAAGACGCCACATCAAACGGCATCTTCTTAAGTCGGCGGTAGATGACACCGTCTCTGACCTCGATGTCATCGGGGTCGTCAAGGTATGTGTTGATTACCGCTTCGACCTGTGAGAATGCTGTGATACCGCTCACATAATCATCAATCTTAAAACCACCATACAGACGCGATGGCTTGCCGAAGTAAATAACTCCTTCGCCTTCATATGCGTCCCAAATGGCATGGAGCATTGGAGATTCGAAGACGCTCTCGCGTGTTTCTGGAACGTATACCCAGTTAATTCCTTCTTCTTCCACGAGGATAGGCTCTTCGTCAGACTCGTCCTCATAGATGTCCTCAAAATACTCGTCTTCACCGCCGTGTTCAAAGATGAGCCAGAACTCGTCACACTCGCCGTCTTCGTTAAATTCTCCGGTGCCACACGGAAGAACGTCAAAACCGTTCTCCTCGCACAGGTCTGCCAAGTCTTTGTCGTTAACCCTGGCGACGCCCAGTTCGTCGGGTACTTCGTCACAAGTGACCGGCACTTCGCCGGAGATGTCCTTGCGGACGTTCTCGATGAAGTCCTTACGGACTTGCTTCCAGTCTTCTTCGCAGAGGCAGTCTGACTCCATGTAGGAGAGAGCCGTCTTTGTGGTGAATCCGTGGACATATTCGTTCCACACTTTGCCGTCTTTTGCGGCTTTAACGGATGCGTAGAAGAACGTTTCGTCCTTCAGAATGTCGGGCATAAGCCAGCCATTCACATAAAGGGTCGCATGACCTTCCTTATTCGCATACTGTACATATGAGATGGCGTCCTTCATATTCTCGAAGTATCTGCCTGTGATAGTGCCGTCCATGCATGCGGTTACATAGAATACTGTTGCTACTGTGTTCTCATCTTTACGTGCCATTGTGAAGCCCCTCCTCTGGGCTGTGTGTACTTGCGTACACTGCAAACTTGACTCAACTCAATGCCGTGAGTCGTTCGGCGCGAACTGTTTACACGTAGGTTGTCCTACGCACAGAGCAGTTCTTGTTGTGCTCCCAAACCTCGGACGTTCGGGAGTTTTCGACCAAGGCCATCCTATGTAGGAAAGCCTTCACCCTTCTGGGAAAGGTGATTTCATGGTCTCCTCATAGGCATAAAAAAAAAGCCCTCGCCGTAAGGCGAGGGCTTCGGACATGATGTCCGGCAATTACTTGCAGATGCTGTCCTTAAGGGCTTTGAGGTCGTCTTTCGTACCTACGAAGCCGTACTGCTCTTTTGCGATCTTGCGCGTGATGCTTGCGCGGTCCTTCTTGATGGCGTCTACAAGCGCCTTCGAGGGCTTGTACGCCTCACGCTTTGTTGCCCATCCGGCTTTCATTTCGAACGCAGCCTTGCGCTCACCGGATGCGTCACGGAACTTGCCCCATGCGGCCGCCTGTGCGGCTGTGCATTTTACGACAGTTCCGTCTGCTTTTGTGAAATCTACGAGTTTCGGAGAAGCCTTACGTGCGGATGTCTGTGCAGCTGCCTGTGCGGTGAGCTTTTCGATAAGCTCACTCTGTGCCTGCATCTGTGCCTGCATCTGTGCGATCATTTCCTGCATTTCCTTCTTTGTCATCATAATGACTCCTTTCCGCGCTCTGCGCTCGCCACGTGTGTGGCGTGATGTGATATATTTCAAAGGACTTTTCCTTTGATGAGTCGACAATACCATCTCCATAGCAATCCGCAAGTTTCGCAAAATATACATTTTTCGAAATTTCCAGATCGAATGGGGGGTTATTTTAGCGAAAAAGCATTGATTTTCGGCTGGTTTTGGTTAAGCTGCTCTTCTTTCACACTGCTATCATTTTGCGAAACTTCCATCGCAAAACTAATCGTTGTCTATTCACAACTACTTTGTTATAAGACATGGCCGCATATGGTTTTTTCCACATGGTTTTCCACATTGAGTTGATAAAACCTTTTGATCATTTCGTTTTTATATTTTTCGCTTATGTGGATAAGTCACTCTCCATGAAACGGCCATGTAAAAAATAAAAAATATATATACGACAAAAAAGATCCTGTAAAGACAAAATGTTTATACAAACAACTTTGTTCTATACAGGATTTTCTCGTTGACTTTTTATTTTTCGTTTGTTATAATTCATATTAAATTAAATAGTTACTGCTACATGGTAGTGACTACTATTTTTTATCTATCTAATTTTACTACTTTTTTACTATATTCTTAAAAGGGCTGTCGCGTGAAACCCTTGTTCTATAAGGCAGAAATTTTAATTTTACTACTTTTTGCCACTTTAATAAATTTCATTTTATGGGACTAAATAGCATGATATTCATATCAAGCAAGGTTTTAATTTTACTACTTTGAAGGTAGTAAAAATTATTTTCACTACTATGCGAGTATTAAAAATGGTTTTAACTACTATGTAATTAGTGAAATCATTGTTGATACTACTATGCAAGGTATTAAAAAATAGTTTTTACTACTATACAGAGTAGTACAACTATTATTACTACTATGCTGTGAAGCTACACCGCCAACGGCAGTGTAGCTTGCAAAATTCTACTTATATAGGAGGTGTTCTGATTTATGGGAGAAGTATTTATTGTAGACAAACCAATGGGATCTGGAAAAACTTGCAGTGCAATCAACTATATTAATGAAAGCAAAGGACAACGTTTTCTTGTTATAACTCCGTACAACAGCGAGGTGGCAAGATACCAGAATGAATGCCCAAAGAAAAAATTTGTAGAGCCGTACAAAAAGCGAGGCAAAAAATTAAATGGCATAAAAGAATTAATTCGCCAAGGTCGAAATATAGTTAGTACTCATGCTCTTTTCCAGAGATTTGATGAAGAAATTGTAGAACTGTGTTCCGTATTAAATTACACGCTTATAATGGATGAAGTAGCAGACGTTGTACACGACATGAAATACTCGGAAGATGATATCCATAATTTATTAAATACGTATTGTGATTTCGATGAAGAAACTGGAATGCTCTCTTGGAGGCCAGAACATAAAGATTATAACGGCAAATTTAATGACGCAAAAAATATGTGTAATCTGGGCGGTCTTGCTCTTGCCCGTGGCAGAATGCTTATGTGGTTATTTCCTATTGAAGTATTCAAAGTATTTCAAAACATTTACATTTTGACTTATATGTTTAATTCTCAGATTCAAAGATACTATTATGATTACTATAATATTAAGTATTCATTTATTCATGTTACCGGAGATAATATAGACAACTACCATTTTACCAACGAGCCGACTCCAGATATCTATTATAACTATAAAGAACTTGTTCATATACTGGACAATCCAAAGATGAATAAGATTGGAAATGGAGAATTCGCGCTCTCCTCTTCTTGGTATGATCGGAATTCGCACAGCGCCGTAATGAAACAACTGAAAAATAACTTGTACAATTTCTTTAACAACATACGTCCACAAAATTCTCAAGACAACGTATGGACTTGCTTTAAAGATTACGAAACTCAATTAAAAGGTAAAGGTTACACAAAATGCTATTTATTTGTAAATGCCAGGGCCATTAACGAATATCGCGAACGACATTCTCTCGCGTATCCGGTGAATATATTTTTGAATCCAATGGTTAAAGGATTTTTCCAAGACCATGGTGTGAATGTAGATGAAAACGGCTTTGCTCTTTCTGAAATGCTTCAATGGATTTGGCGGTCGGCAATTCGTGACGGTGGAGAAATTTGGATTTACATCCCCAGTGAACGAATGCGTTCCTTATTATATAGGTGGATCGAGCAAGTGTCTCAAAGTGTATTAAATTAATTTCTATATGTTGACAATAAAAAATTGGAGCAGTATAATCAAATTATAATAAATTAATTCGGAGGTTGATGATGAGAACACTGATTAATGAACGAGAGGTTGTAATCCAATTTAATACAGATACTAATGTAGCTTCTGTGTATACAAGTGACTACTCATATATGACAAAACTAGATAAGCTTGTTAAAAACAACCCAGATGAATGGTCTCTTGTTGATACTGCTTACCATGATGGAGACATTGTTTCAAAGACATATAAATGTCCAAAGAAACTTATTTCATTTCGTGGCAAAACTTCTTCAGGCAAATCGCGTGAGTACACCGAGGAAGAAAAACGAGCAATTGCTGAACGGTTTAAAAATGCAAGAGAGAAAAAGAACCTAAAATAAGTATGTGATTTTTTATAAGAGGTGATGACATATAGGCGAGTATGGTTGGAAAATAAAAAATTTTAAAGCTGGGTCTGTTGCCGGAAAAAACATGGGAGTTCGTGATCGGTATGATTATACTGACGCTATGCTCCATCATTCGTTGTTTACAAGATTCTTGAAAGAAAATGGAATGACTACAGATAAAAAAGACGAATCTACCAGAGATGTGATTTGTATGGACTTTGGTTTTAAAGTTCGTAGCTATGAAGAAGAAATGAAGCATATAAAGGCAGAGCGCAAAAAGGCTGTTGGTGATGAAGAAAAAGAAAAACTATATGCCGAATTAGAAAAGAAGATCCGAAGTAGAAAACATTTATTTAAAGAAATGTCAAAGGATGAAATTCGTGTCATGTTCTACGAACAAGGTGTACCGATTACATATGGCTATACAGATAAGAAGACAGGCGAAGTTCACGAAGAAATAATTCATTATAAAATGCTTTACCGGAATCCATCAAAAGCAAAAGTTGGACAATGTATGTTTATCAAAGAAGAACTATATGATGTAGCCAGAGATTGGCTGACTATGGGGATTGACAAACGTATGCCGGAACATGGTGCAAAAATTGTTGAACTATCTGCTTATGCTCCACTTACTACTTCCGCAATAGAAGGAATGACGCATATAGATGTGGATGATGTTTTAATTCTAAAGGACCAAGATAGCTTTTTCCGCACAATAGCAGATGTTGTTAAAGCCGAAGACTATGATACATATGCAAATGTATTTAATAATGAAACAAATTCTTATGAGGTTAAACCATGTACAAAGAAGAAATGTGTCGTTGAACGCAAAGAAGTTGATGTCAAAAATACTCTTTGGGACGGTATGGCTTTAATTGAACCCTCATCTTTACCGGAATGGTGTAATGGTATGGCATTGCTTCGCAATCATTTTTTTAAAGCTTGCGCATTTTGCACATATATTCAAAAATTCTTTAAAGACTATTGCGCTGATAATGGTATTGATTATAACACTTTCGAAATAGAGGATATGTTCGGTATAAAGCATTTGGCTAAAAATATAAAAATGATAACTACCGATGATGCTATTAAATGGAAGAAATTTATTGACCTTATGGGTGGCACTCCGTTGTCTGCCTATAATTATTGGTGTGACAAGGTTAAAGAAGACGGATGTTACTGGGGTATTGTGAAAACGGATCATCCATCAAAGCTTGGCGATGTTCAGCAGATGTCGTATCAAATGATTAATACTCTTCCATGTACTGAAGAGGATGTTTATAAAATAGCTCAGACAAGTGTAGATTATGTCGAATTGTTAAAGCGTGATAATAATGAGTTTGAAAAATTTCTGCGCAAAAATGCTACTCTGGTTAATCACTACGAAATGCTTGCCGACTTATATGCTTGGAATCATGATTTCGAAAACAGCCGGATGTGGAGAATAGATAAAAGTAAAATCATAAACAATTATGTTGCAAAATTGCGAAAGGGTAAAATCACAGTATCTGGAGACAATTTGACTGTTTGCGGAAATCCGTATGCTCTTCTACTCTATACCGTTGGCGAAGATTGGAATTCTGATCCTACGTTGCAACCAGATGATGGAGTAATTCAAGTATATACTACAAGGTTTTCTGATGGCGAATATTTGTGTGGGATTCGTAATCCGCATAATTCGGCAAACAATCTTGGATACTTTAAAAATGTTTTGCATCCTTTAATGGATAAGTATTTTAAATTCAGCAACAATATTATGGCAGTGAATTGTATTCATACTGATGTCCAGTGTCGTATGAACGGCGAGGATTTTGATTCTGATTTTAACTTTGTTACGAATCAACCGCAAATGGTAGAAGCTGCCAGAATTGCATACAGAGATTTCCCAACCGTTGTTAATGAAATTCCAGAAAGCGGTGTCGCGTATGATAACACAATGGCTGAATATGCGCGAATGGATTCGAATATGCAAGGAGCGCAGAAAGCTATAGGCGGTAGCAGTGATTCTGCTCAGTTGGCTCAGAGTTATATGTGGACGAAAGTTGCAAATCGTGAATATGATTCTGAATATTGGCAGTTATATCATAATACTGTTATCCTCGCGGTACTTGCCCAGGTGGCCATCGATGGGTGCAAGAAAATTTTTTCCGTGGACGCCGGAGAGGATATCTTGCGCATTAGATCCCAAAAATGTATGAATCGTGATAAGGACTATCCTAAGTTCATTAAATATACGCATAAATATTCAGTCACAAAAAATGGCAGAGAGCGTCCGTATGAAGAAGTCAAAAAAGAAAAACAAAAGGTTAAGCAAAGAATTGATGAGTCTTTGGTTTGTCCAATGAATTGGCTGCAAGAATGCCTTGATAAAATTCAAGGTGTAAATAAACGAAATTGTGTTGATACATATAAATATCTAATAGATAGACCTGAAGGTAAGATGGCAAATTCTCGCCAGATGAGTAATATACGCAAGATAGTTGAAGACTATGATTTGTTTGTAAAAAAGTTTATGGCTTCGTATGATGAAAGTGATGATGATTATATGTTGCCGTTTGTAGAAAAAACTGAAAAGGTTCTGCAAGAACTCAGAAAACTAAAAACAAGTCAGCTAACTATATATAGGCTATTAGAAACAAGTCTGGGACTTGAAGGTCATACTAATTATGATTATATATACAAAGATTCTTCTAAATATACTCGTAAGATGCTCAACTTGCTATACCAAGCAAATAAAGATAAATTCCTTAATTGCTTTATAAAAAATGCATAGGATGCAAAAATTGACACTTATAAAACTCAATTGGAATAAGGGTTTTATAAAAACCTCGTTTTTCCCTTATATGAAGGGGATTTCATGCACATCCCTAATACCGCTATTGCCGAGTGCGGTAAAAAAGTACGGACTTCATGAAGAAAAGGATTTATATCTTTGGGCATGGTATAGACTAAATGCCCTGTCGCGACGTTTTAACAAACAACTATATATGAATAAAAGGAGAAATAATTATGACTTATACAAATTATATTAAAGCATTTGCAACGAAAGCTGGCCTTTCTCAGAAAGATGCAAAAGAAGTACTTGTAGCAGCTCGTGAGGTTGTTCTTGAAAACATTAAGGATGAAGATGGTGTTTCTATTTTCCGTGACCTTAAACTGAAGGCTGACTACAAAGAAAGCAGAACCGGCAGAAATCCGAGAACCGGAGAAGCTATTGATATTCCTGCAAAATATCAGCCTCGTGCTAAATTCGCAAATGGTTTTAAAGAGGCTGTTAATGCATAAAATTAAATAACAACTAATGTGGAGGTTCTTCTAGTAAAAGGATTTTTCTACTTGTTGAAGGAACGTAAGCCATATCATTGTATGTTTTATCAACTTTGCAATACATTACCGTGACCAGATTGCCGTAATTACTGATAAACCAATGGTTTGGCATCTTGTTCCTGATTAAAATATTTAGATAAAATGATTAAAAGGAGATTATTATGGCTGATACAAAAAGAATTAGTATTACCGAAGCTTTAGTGGAATTGAAATTGTATGACTAGAAAATCAATAAAGCTCTTTCCAATGTTGATTTTATCGGTTGCAAAAAGAAATCTGCTGACAAAGTGGGATCGTTTAAAACGGAGAATTTTGTGGCAAACGCCAAGGCTGAGTATCAGTCTGTTTCCGATTTGATTGAAAATCGTCACAAATTAAAAAAGGCAATTGTTGATAGCAATGCCAATACAATTGTTGAGATTGGTGGCAAGAAGTATACAGTAGCTGCTGCAATTGAATACAAGACTTCAATCATGTATGACAAAATGAAATTACAAACAATGAAGTCTCAGTGGAATGCCGCTACCAATAGAATTCAAAAAGAAAATAATCATGTAGATGCTCAGGTTGATAAGATGCTCGAAACATTCCTTGGAAAGGACTCCGAGAAGAAAGTGTCAGAGGCAGATTTATCTGCAATTTCTGATCCATACCGGGCAAAGAACGAATGGGAGCTTGTTGACCCGCTAAACTTATATGCAGAGATTCAGGCTCTTGAAGCTAAGATCGATGCGTTTGAGGCCGAAGTTGATGTTCGTTTGAGCATTAGCAACTCGGTTACTTATATAGAAGTATAATATTAATTTTGGCAGCTATTGCGAAAACCATAGACTTATGCGGCTTGCGGAGAGCCTTATCTCCGCTCCAAAACATATTTTCTTTACAGGGATGTAGAATCCTGTTATTGGGAAAATATAACGCTTGTATGATGAGTGCGTTATATGCAAATGTGGGGTAAAAGCTCAATGTTTAGCATTTAGCGTTTAGCGGTTAAGTGTCAGCGTTCTTTATGCCATAAAATTTACGTAATAAAGTCTAATACTCGATAAAATCCGCAGTAAAGTTTTTTGTAGTGTTGCATAATAGACTCAATGGTTTGTATGCGGCTGCAATGGTTGCCACTTTTTTAGAGGTGAGAAAGTATGAAACAAAAATATACAGCACCTTCGGTTGAGTTCATCAGACTTGACTTTGAAGATATCATTACTTGTTCCGGTGGTTCTTGTATTCCAGAAGAGCCAGGTCACGGACATGGTCATGGTCACGCATGGGGTTACGACAATGGCAATCACAATGGTCATGGTAACGGTCACAATCCTCATGATAATCCGTAATTATTGATGCGAGATGGAGCAGTTCGGAAGCTCGCTGGCTTCATGGGCCAGAGGTCGCCAGTTCAAATCTGGCTCTCGCCATTTAAACATTATGCGCATTGTTTTTAAGGCGGCTTAATGCCGTCTTATTTTTGTGCGTAAATATACATTTAGGAGTGAAAATAATTTGTTAAAAATCAGCAAAGCCGAGGCATTTTATTTGCGCGATCATGGACGGTGGAATGATGTTCACATGAGTAGTCAGACTCATAAAAAACGGGGTAAACGTTATTGGTTAACTACAGCGCCGAAATCTATGAAGCTACTTGAACAATTTAGGAAACAAGAAATTCTGGAAGTACATGATGGGCGGTGAAATGCTTGATTGATACCAATAACTATAAAGGCTATAAAATGGTGGAAGGTACGACATTTCAGATAAATGAGTATATGTCGTGTATTAACACCGCTATCTGGAACTGTAACGAGTATCTTATTATTCGAAATACAGATGATGGAACTGAACGTGAAATGCGTTGGGATGGTGAAAAGTTTGTTGCTTTGAAACTTCCGCCGTCTAAATTTATTAAAGGAAAGAACTCTTTGCAAAGATGTGCTCTTGATATGTTAAATAATCCGAATATTACCGTATGTGCAATACTTGGAGAATTTGGCAGTGGCAAAAGTTATCTGTGTATGCAGATGGGATTGTTTGCCGTTAAAGAAAAAGGATGGCAATCTCATATTCTTGGAGTGAGAGAACCAATGGGCGAAGGTCGAGAACTTGGATTTTTACCCGGAGATTTTACCCAGAAAAATCAAGTATGGACGTTGCCACTTGTCCAACAGCTTGACGGAAAAGACTGGGAAGTTGAGCAGTTAAAACAACAAGGGATTTTGGATTTCAATATTCCTACATATATGAAAGGCACTTCTTATCAAGATACTTGGATGGTTATTGATGAGTCCGAGGATTTGTCCGAAAAACAAATACGAATGATAGGTACCCGTGTTGGAGAAGGAAGTAAAATTGTTTTCGATGGTGATTATAGACAGGCTGCAAACGGCAGTGTCAACTCGCCACTTCTTCGGATGTGCGACACATTTAAAGGCAATCCGTTATTCGCAACAATAACATTAGAGGAAGATGTGAGAAGTGCAACAAGCAGATTATTTGCAAATCTATTTCAAGAAGCCTAATGGCTTTTAATTTATTAATATAAGGAGAAAAAAGGAATGAATAATCAGAATGCGGAACAAGAAGTAAAGGTTGTTAGAAAATATGATATTGCCAAAAGAATATTAGGTAAAGCCAAAGAACGTGGCTTAGTTATGTAGATTGTTGATATTAAGCCAGATAAGACAGACCCAGATAGAAAGAGATCTGTATTTGTGTTTTTAAATACGCCCGAATTTCAGGATATATTTACAGAGGTGTTAGAAGAAAATAAGAAGCGAAGAGCTACTTCAGATAATATGGATGAAATGATTGAGCGCGAAGTTCAGCGTAGAGTTGATGCGGCAATTGAGGAGCGTTTTAAGAAAATAGAGAAATTCGCGGAGGTATAAAGTATGGAGTTTGTAATACCTACTGCTGGCACAAGTCAGATGAGTACATATGAAGAATTATTCAGAGAATATATTGCAGATAGAATCCTTGTTTTTAATGAAGAAGTAAGTGACGACATGGTTGAAGATGTTGTTATGTATATTCTCAAATGGAATAAAGAAGACATCGGTCTTCCGGTTGAAATGCGTAAGCCAATAAAGATTTATATTAGTAGCGTTGGTGGAGATACGTTTGTTTCTCAAAATGTAGTAGATGTGATTATGGCAAGCACAACTCCGGTATGGGGCATTGGTTTATCTCTTGTTGCTTCTGCCGCATATCATATTTATTTGGCTTGTCATGAACGAATTGCATTTAAAAATTCAGTGTTCTTACAACATGACGGCGCTATCAGTATTGCCAATAGCACAAAGAAGGCTCGCGAAACTATGGACTTTTTCTCTGACTGGGAAGAAAGAACAAAAGCTTTTGTGCTTGAGCGTACAAATATGACTGAGGATTTTTATGATACCAACTATGATGTAGAAATGTATATGCATGCAGATCGCGCCAAAGAGTTGGGAGTTGTTAAGAAGATAATTGGAGAAGATATCCAATTTGAAGATATATTATAATGATTAAAAGGAGGGCTTTAATATGGCAAAAAATTTAACTTATGGTTCTAAAACTAACACTCGTTTCGCAATTAAAGGAGTGCTCTCTTCTGACGGTGATGTGATTAAATACACGAATACTGAAGGCGAGAAGGCAGAGATTAATATTGAAAAGTGTTTTAGTCCGTTTAAGGAAATGCCGATTGAAGTATCTATTGTTACAAAGGCAGAAGAAGATCTGACTGACAGTTTTGAGGAGGGCTAACATGTCCTCTCCTACTGCCCGACTTCCGGGCGAATCTGAACTAAAATATATTGCTCGTTTAGGAACGTTGAAAGATTAGGGTATTTTGGATATGACTTGGACGGAGATTTCAGAGATACTTAATAGAGAATTGCGAGATGATCCGTCGGAATACTATTCAGAATCTGCATATAGAAAAAAATATGCCTTAATGAAGCAGGTCAAAGAAGAGTTTGAAGATATATCTTATAATAATTCTGCGGAAGAACTGGTTGAATTGAGACGCGAACTTGAAAAAGAAAAAGTAAAACTTCGTGACGAGCGCAATGAATACCGTAGATTATTACGAGAAGAAGCTCGTAAAGAATCATACATAGAACAGTTCACAAATGCAATTGTCGAGGCTGGAGAAAAAACGGCCTTAGAATATTTTGGAAAATCTGATTTTTTTACAGATAATTGTAATTGTGATTTGTTAATTCCGCTTTATGATTTACATAGTGGAATTGAAGTTAAAAATTTTTGGAACGAATATAATACTGATATATTAAACAAACGATTGAATCATTATTTAGGCAGGGTTATTGAAATTGCGAAAAGACATGGTGCAAGAGATGCTTATGTTGTTTGTTCGGAATTATTGTCTGGATTAATACATCCAATATTACGTATAGAGAACAATCAAGATTTAATTGACCAGTTTTTGACGGTAACTGATTATGTATGCGAGTTCTTGGCTGTACTTTCACAGTATTTTGAATGTGTGAATGTATATGTCGCTCCAGGAAATCATAGCCGGATAACTCCAAAGAAAGATGAGAGTTTGGCCCACGAAAATATGGATAATCTTTTAATTCCTTTTTTACAGGCTAAATTACAAAACTATAAGAATGTGATTTGTCATAAAAATGATATAGAACAGAGTGTTGCAATATTTCCTGTTAGAAACATGAATGTTTTTGCTATCCATGGTGACAAAGATTCTTTTAGTGTGGCCGCAGACAATATGCGTAGAATGTTTGGGATTAAGCCGAATATTATATTAACTGGACACAGGCATACAAATGCTTTAATGACAGATTACGACACAAAAGTTGTGCAGTCTGGATGTCTTAGCGGCAGTGATCAGTATTGTATAGAAAAAAGATTAAACAATAGACCAGAACAAACTGTCTGTGTAATATCAGAAACAGAAGGTCTTGATTGTATTTATGATATAAAATTTTAAAGGAAGAAAAGGAATGCGTATGATTTACTATGATGAAGTATATGAATTGGAGTCAGACTTGATGGACGCCATATCTGAAGACGGCTAGATTTCTCTGATTGCTGATAACGAAACGCTTGAAGAGGTTATTTTAGATTTTATCATGGATAGCGGTTATGAGCCATTCTTGCTAGAAGTTGATAAATTTGCATATGACAAAGAATATATCTTGACAATTGACGGCACAGATAAGACGTTATATCTTGAACAAGCATGTAACCCAAAAACTGGACGTTATATTGCAGTTGACTGTAAATGTTATGTTCAGGATACAGTGAATTCTAAATTTGTCATTGATGCAAAAAGAAATGATTTTGTTCAAAATTTTAAACCAGTGTTATTTACTTTTGATTCTGACTACGAAGAAGTACCAGAAGAGAAAGATACTGAGCTTAAATTAAAATCTTGCATGGACTGGGATAACGACCGTAAAGGGTTTTATTATTGCGAATGTGACGAAACTGGTACTCGTCAGTTTACATATAGAGGAACCATTCCGTTGACTGATGAAGTTGCAAAAGCAATTATTAAATACAAGATGAATTAAGAGTCTCCAGCGTAGTACCGCATCGGTACACACTTTGTTTATGGAGAGGAGCCAACTACTCCTCTCCTATTTTTTATAATGAGGTAAAAGGTTATGGAAAATAAAGAAGTAAAGTTAGCTCCACCGTGGATTACATACTATAGACAGGTCGAGGCACTGTTTGGTGCGGATCCTGATATTAAGGTAGCATTTGATGAGGATGAACTTCACATTAAGCTGTATGTAGAAAATGAAATTAAAGCTGCTGCTCTTGATGAAATTCTTCCGGTGCAAAAAGATTTTGGAAATGTTTCTGTGTTTATTGAGGTAATCCCGGCAAACACTGAACCCAAAAAGGTTGATATGATTCGTCGGGCCTTTGAGGGCAATCCGGCATTTTCTTATGCAACCACCATTGAGGGAATTATGGTGAACCCGATTAATTATGTTGTATTCAAGCCAGAAGTCGTCCAGTTCTGGAACGACAATCTGCATGATCCGCATGGTCTTGTTTCTACACTAATGGAAGATGTTGCTCGTGCTGTAATTGGTGAAGAAGATGGCGTGATGTTTACAACAGATAAGAAAGATTGATTTATTGGCGTGGCTTCGGCTACGCCTTTATTAATCCCCGATGGCGAAATTGGTATCGCGCCGGTCTCTCAGCCTTAATTTGGACACATGGGAACGAAAGTCTCATTGTGAATTCCCCCTAATTCGCGAAACTCTCAATATAATATTGAGACAACGAGGAGCTAAATCGAAATTGATTATTTCGTAAATGTACAGAGACTATATAGGGGACACCTAAGTGATTATGTCATATGGTGAAGAAATAGTCCAGACTACAACGACGAAAGTCGGCTATGGTGACATGGAGTAGTAGGAAAACCGTTATATGCCTTTGAAGCAGGTATGTCTGGGTTCGAGTCCCAGTCGGGGAGGTTAAAAGGATATATATTATGAAAGATTTTTACAAAAACACAAGAGAATGTATAGATAAATATAATGAAGTAATGAATGTAATTAATACTTCCGCTGAAGAAACAACAGATGAGCAGGACGAATTTCTTCAACATTTTTGTTTACATCTTGCTCATGCGCTTATAAAAGATGTTGGATTTGATATAACTTCCAGAGAGGAATTATGTAAAACAGCAGACATCATAAATGATGTTTTAAGATAATTGATGCCCATAAAACTTGTGCAAAAGCATGACACAGCTAAGTTAATGGTTATACGCTGTTTATTATATAGGAGGTGATTGACATGGATTTTCTCAAAGAAACCACCAAAGATGTAGCCCAAGAGGTTATTGCCATTCTTGGCAGTACGGCTTTTATGTCGTTAATGCTCTGGGTTGTAATCGCAATTAGATAATAGTCTCTGTTGGTGCGTAGAAGGGTATTGCACTCTTCTACTTCGGGTTCGATTCCCGTTGGTAGGATTTGGAACAAAAACCGTTGAGGTTTTTAGAGGAGCTGATGCCTGCATTGGTTCTTTATTTTTAGAGTATGTGGTGTAACGGTAGCACACTTCGCTTGGGACGAAGAAGAGACGTTCGACTCGTACATATTCTATTTTTGCTGATGTGGCGCAGTTGGTAGCGCAACTGATTTAGGTTGTGAGTTCGATTCTTCTCGTCAGCTTATATAAATATGATTAAAAGGAGGTAAAGGTTTTGGCTGCTACCAAGATTGTAAGAAAGGGCTAGAAGAAACCGCTTTCACCAAAGGAGGCAGGTAAGACTACTAACCTAAAAGAGATTGATAAAACTATTGAATAGCTCTGCGCTATATTTGATACATTGACTCCGGCTAACTAGGTGAAAGCTCTAGAGGCTATGGGTGTTGGAAGTAAGTTTTATACGTGCCAACATTGTGGCCATGTTAAAACAAAAGATAAATTCTACGTATCGACTGCACCTGGTCAAGTCTCCGGTATTACTGATGGATGTAAATAGTGTGCAGAGGATATAGCTTTGCCATTTGTAAATGGAGAGAAACAGCAACCGACTAAACAAACGGTTGATGACGCAATGTATTTTCTTGACAAGCCAATGTTAGAAACCATATGGGATGCTTCTTTGTTGGAAGCTGCAAATGGTGCTACTGGCAAAACAAAGAATAATGTATATACCGCATATATAAAAAATGTATAGATGGTTAATTACTATACTATGACTTACAGAAATTCTGATAATTATACTGGGGGCGCTTTGTCGCTCCAGGATATGGCGGAGAATGCTCTTCCAAAAGACTAGGAAATAATTGAACAATTTGAAAAAAATAAAAATGACACGTTACGTTTGTTGGGCTACTTGCCATTTGATAAAGAAAAATTATCTGATCAGCCTTTCTTATATTCGCAGTTAATCGGTTTTCTTGATTCGTCAGAAGAAGGAAACGATGATATGATGCGAACAGCTTCTATAATTAGTATTGTGCGAGGATTTTTACAAGCCAGTAATATTGATGATATGGTCGCACAATTATCTCAAGACTTTAGAAACGCAGAAAAAAACATTGCTACTATCAAATCGTTGTAGTAGATGAAAGCATAGATTCTTGGCAGCGTTAACAATCTTGCGAAAGAAAGTTGTATATCCCTTAAAAATAGCAAAAACTCGATTAAAGGCGAGAATACTTGGACTGGTAAAATTTAGAAAATAAAAGATTTGAATTTACGATGTGGGCAAGTAAATGGTTTTGATATTGCTACATGCAAAGGTATGCAATAGGTTCAAGAAATAAGCGACGCTTCTATTATGAAACAGCTTGCTTTGGATGAATCAGAATGGTCTGATATAGTTGCAACCATGAGAGTGGATAATTAGGAACTAAGAAAAGAAAGAGATTCGTTTAAAGAAATCAATAGATTGTTACTGAGAGAAAATCTTGATCTTAAAGATTTTATAGAAGAACAAGGTTTAGACATATCTTTTGATTTATAGAATCTGAAGGAATTATATTCCCCATTCTCAAGCGATGAAGATGAGGAGGTGTACGATGAGTCAGATATGGACACCGAATAAAGTAGATTTTGATTTATAGTATGACAAAGATTTTTATTAGGACTATGGTATATATGTCAAGCCTATAAATTATCCAATGTCTTCAAGAAAAATAGAATCATTAATTGCTATTGCAGAAATGCAAAAATACTTTTAGTGCAATCCGGTTAAAGGTATTGATTTTTGGTTTAATATAGAATTGCTTGATTCTTAGGCTTTGGCTGTTTAGAGGTCTTGGAATTGCCCAAATGTTTTAATAGTCGCAACTCGTGGATGGGGTAAAGCTTTGAGCTTAGATACAATAATTCCAACACCTGATGGTGATAAAACAATGGAAGACATACAAATTGGGGACTATGTATTTGATAATTATGGCGTTCCAGTGAAGGTTATAAATACTTCACCTATTTTTACTAATCATGATTGCTATGAGATTACATTTTCTGATTAGGAGAAAATTATAGCCGATGCTGATCATATATGGTCTGTTTATGATGTTTATTCAAAAAAGAAGGAATTAAAAGAGTTAACTACAAGCGAGTTATTTTCGTCATATTTAATTCCAAATAGAAAAACTTACAGTGATAAGTGGGATAAAGACTATCATGCTGTTAGATATTCAGTTCCAATGAGTTTGCCACTTATGCATCCTCAAAAAGAATATGATATAAATCCATATATATTAGGGTTATGGTTGGGAGATGGATGTTCTGCTGGGGGCTATATTACATGTCACAATTCCGATTTGGATGACATTATAAAAGCGATAGAACAAACCGGATATAAAATCAAATCAATTATTAATGATGCTAAGAATAATAAGCGAATAATATTACATAGATATGATGACATCCCCTTAGTGACGTTGTTAAAATCCAATAATTTATATGAGAATAAGCATATTCCAGATGAGTACTTATATGGCTCCGTGTCACAGAGATTAGATTTATTATGTGGATTGATGGATACAGATGGTACTATTTCTAAAGATGGATATGCAGAGTTTACTCAAAGTGTTTGTCATGAAAAAATATGTGATGGGTTTTATAAGTTATTGGTATCCCTTGGGATTAAGTTTACATGTGGAGTATACGACCGAAAGTGTGGAGACAAAACATTTAAGGCGCATAGGTTTAAATTTACTCCTAGCAAAGAACTGCCATGTTTCAAGTTACCAAGAAAGCTTGATAGATTAAAAGATTATCTACCCGCTAAACAGCGAAGGAAGCAAATTGTAAATATAGTTAAAGTTGATTCGGTAAAAACTAAATGTATTTCAGTAGATAGTGAAGAAAAACTGTTTTTGTGTGGGAAGAAAAATACTGTAACACATAATAGCACGGTCATTGACTTGGAAACTATGATGAAGGATATGTGTTTTTGTAATTATTGGACATACATAGCATCTGGTTCTGGATCGCAGGCAGAATAGACATTTACAACGCTGGAGCGGATCGCGAATGATAATATTGATACATTTTCTGGTTCTACTGGAAAAATATTTAAAGATGAGATAAAGATTAAGAATGCTGCCGGAGATGGCTTTAGCCACTCGTCAAACGGCTTTAATTACGAAGTATATAATGGATCTATGACGTAGACACTGAATAGTAATATAGATAAAAAAAGAGGTGAAACTTATATATTCCTCAACGCCTCGCCGCTTAGAAATAAGTGGATTATAATACTAAAGCGCTGAAGAAAACGGGAACGCTGGAATGCCAACCCGACTGGAAGGCTATGATTAAAAGCATAGTCACAGGCAGAGCATAGAGAGTGAAACTATTGTATAGAATATAATCTCTCCACGAGTCAGCGCCACCTGACCATATAATGATGAAGGTGAAAAGATATGCCGAACTTATGGGAAGGATAACCATAAGAATTAGAAGATAAAAAGCTTCTAAGATAACAGATTGATGAGAGGAAACGTTATTTTTGATGAATCTGGATTTCTTTCGGAAGAAATGATGAATGTTTATTCTGCTTTTGCTATTGTAAACAAAAGCCTAAAGACTGGTAAGGATGCTAGTGGTAGGTCGATTGACCCAATACGTCAAAGAACGTTTGCTACAAATATTCCAAACCAAAAGTTTTATATCAGTTCTGCTTCTAGCACAGACACAAAGTTTTATGCTTTATATAGAGATTTCGCAAAGCGTCAAATTATGGGAGACCCAGATTACTGTGTCCTTCATATTGATTGCGAACTTGCATTTAAGCCAACTCTTCACGGAGAAGTTATTACACCTCTTCTCTCTCGCTCAACTGTTGAGTCTGAAATGAGGACAAATCCAGAAAAAGCCAGGCGTGAATATTATTGTCAATTCACAACAGAAGCCGGCGCCGATGCTATTATTAAGCGTGGTGTAATTACAAGGAATGAGGAGACAAGAAAACCTCTTCATAGTAATGATACTGGTGATAAAAAATTTTGGCTTTTGTACGATCCGGCTAGACTTCGCGACAATTCGGTCATTCTCGCTGGTGAATGCTATGATTCTCCAACTCCTGATGGAAAAACCGAGAAGAAAGCGCGTATAGTAAATCTTGTTAATCTTGTTGACGTTGGCAAAAAGATAAAGTCTCCAATGCAGACCCCAGATTAGGTTGAATATCTAAGACAAATGATTCTTGACTATGATGGCGGTACTGATAATTATGATAATATACTTGGTATTTATTGTGATGCTGGGTCCGGTGGAGGTGGACCAATAATTGCTGATATGCTTATGCAAAATTGGGTTGACAAAGCCGGAATAGAACATAGAGGACTTATTGATAAAGATTATTCAGAAGAATATGTAAAGAGATTTCCAGATGCAATTCAAGGAAAACTACATATGATGAACCCAAGTGCGTTTAAATCAATAATGTATGAAGCAATGATTGAGATGATGAATTAGAATAAAATTAGTTTTACTTCAAATTATGATCATAAAGGATATCTTACTGTTTTTGATATTGATTAGAAATTGTTAGATGAAGAAACAAATAAAATAACAGAGAAATTAAAAAAACAGAAAGTTGTTGGCAAGGAGTTCGAAGAAAAACTAAAAGAAGAACTAAATAAGGTTTAGTCTGTAAAAACCAAAACAATTAAATTAGATTGGCGGGACGAAATAGCGCTTGCTAATATAGATGCGCTCAAAGAAGAGTTGGTAAATATGATTCGTAAAAAAAGAGAATCTGGCAAAGATTCTTTTGAATTAACCCCAGAAAAGGCGAACAAAATGCATGACGACCGTGCTTATGTTTGCTGCATGCTTGGCTACGCTTTAATGTAGGCTAGGCGTGAAGACCAACTTAAACGTCCGAAACAAAATAATGATAATCTTGTAAACCGTTTGACAATACGATCCGCCAGACGGTTTTCTTCGTTTTAAAGGGGGTGTTGCCAATTGGCGACTAAAAGTACGGTGTCTAAGGCGACGCCAACTAATAGTGAGCGAAGGGAATTTGCTCAGAAATACAATGAAGATTTTCTAAAACAAAGATTTGCCGAATCGTAGGAAGCTTTTAAGAGACTTCGTGATTTTACGAAAAATTCAACTCGTAATGTTGGAGTTTTTGACAAAGAAACATTGCGTAGTTATTTTCAAAATATTGTGGGTAATGAGGCTAGATTAAGAAATCTTTCGTGGTATTTGTTTTATAGATCGTAGATATATGCTAGACTTTGTATTTTTTTCTCGAATATGTTTGTTTTGTATTGTAGATCGGTTATTCCGAATCATGATTTAACAAAAGAAAATAACCCACAGAAAGTATTGAAATCATTTTAGGAGACTGTTGATGAGTTAGATAAAATGAGACTTCAATAGGAATTCTATCCAATTATACTTACATGTTTTGTTTAGGATGTTAGTTATAATGTTTGGATTGAGGATGACGATGGAGTTTTTGTTCTCCCATGGCCAGCTGATTCAGCAAGAATAACGGGTAAATATATGACCGGTGAGTTTGCTTATGCCATTGATTGTTCATACTTGCGTGGACATCAAGAGTTGATAGAGTATTTTCCAGAAGTATTTGAACAATTATACAGAGATTATGAATCTACCAGAGAAAAATGGCAACCAATGCCGGAAGAGTTTAGTTTATGTTGTAAATATCGTAGTGAAGATATTGAAACGATTATTGGTCCTCTGATGCCAATGTCTAATTCTATCATTAATCTTTTGGATCTAGAGGATATTCAAGCTGTTGCAGCGGAGCAAGAAATATATAAGCTTATTTGGTATGAGCTTGAAACGTTGGACGGAACAGATATCCCAGATGACTGGCGCGTTGATGTTGATTTAGCAGTTGATTATTTTAATAAAATGGTGGACGAAGCTATCCCTCCGAATATGTCGGCGGCGATTGTTCCAGGAAAATTGAACGAAATATCATTTCCAGATAATGCAGCTTCTGATACTACGAAAGTTGCAAAAGCTACTGAAACTGTTTTAAATACTGCTGGTGGTGCCGAGCTGCTTAACGGAGCAACCATTAATAATACATTTGCATTTCGTATGGCAAGTATTGCTAATAGTGAGTACGCTATATCTTCTTTGTTACCCCAAATTCAAAGTTGGGTTAATCATAGATTACAATTAACTATTAGTGATCCATGTAAGGTTAAATTCTTTCCGGTTACTGTATATACTAAGGAACAGTATAAAGAAGAATTAATGTCTGCTGGAGATAAAGGTCTGCCAGTAAAACTGGCATATAACACTTTAAATGGTTTTTCTGAAAAAGATACAATAGCATTAAACTTTTTAGAAGAATCTGTTTTACATCTTAGTGATGTGTTTATTCCATGGTCTACTTCGTATACTCAATCTGATAAAGCGGGAAGACCACAAACTCCAGACGATGAATTAACAGACTCTGGAGACAGGACTAGAGATACAGCGGATACATAAGGGTGATATAAATGGATAAAAAATTTATTTACACATCTGATGAGGAAACCGCAGAGAAGCTTCGTGAACTTGGATTTCAAGAGCTTCCGAAGGAGGGGAATCGTTGGATGTTTTTAAACAATAAAACTACATTTTCAATGGATGGAATGAAGGATGTTCAAACTACGAGCATCCTTCGTTTTTAAATATTTTGCTGAATGCATGTTGGGCATATGCTCCCAACCAGCAAAGGAAGATTTGGTGGATAATTACCACCCCCTCTTCTATTTTAATTATGAGACCGCGGAATGCGGTCTCTTTTTAATTTAAAGGAGGAATTTATTATATGGCTTATAATAAAGAAACTGGTATGTATGAAGGATATATTTATAAAATAACAAACAATGTCAACAATCATTTCTATATAGGTCAAACAAGACAGACTATTGAAAAAAGATTTGCTGATCATGTTAAAGATAGCAAGATGGATAGATATAGTAAATATGGTTTATACAAAGCTATGAAAAAGTATGGTGTTGATAATTTTTCTATTGAACAATTGGAAAAATATAGTTGTTATACAGATAAGGAATTGTTGAATATTTTGAATGATAGAGAACATGCGATTATAGTTGAGTCGAAAAAACAATATGGAAAATCTGTTTATAATTATAGCGATGGTGGAGACTATGATGGTTGTTCTGTATTAAGAGTTCCTGTAATACAATACGATTTATGTGGAAATGAATTGGAGAGATATAATACAATTTCTGAAGCAAAAATAAAAACCGGATGTTCTGGTATTGTTGATGTGATAAACAAAAAACCAATGTCTATCACTTCTGGTGGTTATGTATGGAGGCGTACTGATAACCCATTAACACAAAGCGAAATAAATGAACTATTAAAGCGTTTTGATAATTCTGAAATTGTCCAATTTGGTATTGGAATGAAAATATTGAATACTTTCAAAAATCTTAATGTAGCTTCTGACTATATTATCAATATACTCAAAAGTCATAATGAAACATTTTCTGCACAAACCATTATGGCGAACATAAAATCATGTTGTAATGGAGGACAAAAAACGGCTTTTGGTTTTATTTGGAAGTATAAAACAGATGATATAAATGACAGTATGTTTTCTTATGATAATTGTGTTTTTGCTATAGAACAGAGAGAAAACGGGACGGGAAGGTTGTTAGATACTTTTTTGTCTGTTGGTTAGGCTAAAAGATATACTGGTGTTGATGATTCTATTATAAATCAGTGTTGTAATCATACAAAAGAATCGGCAGGTGGTTTTTTATGGAATCGTTGTGGAGATTATAATCCATATATTTTAAAAAATATTAGAGTGAAACCAGTTGTACAACTATCAATTGATAATAATTATATAAATCAATATTCATCACCGAAAGACGCATCCATGGCAACCGGCGTAAATAGAGCTGATATAATATCAGTTTGTAGAAACCGTTTGAAAACGGCCGGAGGGTATGTTTGGAGATATCTATATGATTATTTGCACATTTTTGATGAATGCGAGGTGGAAAATGCGTAAGAAAAAATTGCTTTCGATGGAAGATTTGTTATGGTTTTTCAAGAAAAATAATCTTACTAAGTTTTCTTCTGCTGATTCTGGTTATAAATTATGTGTTCAAATTCCAACAACATTCGAAGTCGATGAAAATGTTGACGATGCTCATCGAGGTATGATGCGCTTAAAGATACGGGTATTCCATTTAGACTTAAATAGAAACGGAAGCTTTGTATCTGAGAAAGCGGCTAAAGATGCTATGCCAACTATTAAAAACAGACCAATTATGGCGTACATCCATTAGTTGGATAATGGAGAATGGGACTTTGAATCTCATAATATGGTTATAGAAACAGACAGCGATGGTAACGAGTTTTATGAGTATCAAGAAAAACAAGTTGGGTCTTTTGATGAAGGAGATCCGTTTTTTGAATATGATGAAGAGTTAGATAAAACATATGTGTGTGCATATGCATATATAAGTGAAGAATATACTAGAGCTTGTGATATTATTCGTAGAAAAGGGGGAACCAAAAATTCCTGCGAATTGTCTATTGAAGAATTGGGATATAATGCGAATGATGGTTATCTTGATCTTCAAAAGTTTTATGTATCAGCTTCGACTTTACTTGGGTCAAGAGATGATGGAACGGAAGTTGGAGAGGGTATGCTTGGTTCTAGGGCTGATATTGCTGATTTTAGCGAATTAAATAACTCTATTTTATCTAACAAAGAAGAATTTATAAATCAGATTGCTGACGTCGTTGTAGAGCGACTTGGTAATATAGATAAAAACCAAAGAAAGGAGGAACCGGTGGAGATGGATTTTGAAGAGAAAATCGATGAAGTTACAGAAGAAATTAATGTAACCAACGAAGAAGCCACTGAAGAGGAAACTCCGGTAATCAAGGAAGAAGCTTCTGAAGGAGTTGACGAACAGATTACTGAAACTCCTGATGAAGTGGTTGAAGAATTTGATGAAATTGAAGAGTCAGAAAAAGATACAGAAGAAGTAACTCCTGATAATACCTTTTCTAATAAGAAGAAATACTCTGTAAATGGTGTAGAGTTTGAACTTTCTTTGTCGGATATTCAAAATGCAATGTGTGATCTTGTGAATTCTACTTATTCTGAATCAGATAACGATTATTACGGATGTGAAATATATCAAGATTCTAAAACTGTTGTAATGATTGGTATGTGGTCTGGAAAAGCATATAAGCAGAATTACAAGGTGCGTGGTGGTGTTTATAATCTTGTAGGAGACAGAATTCCTGTTAAGCCTATTTTTGTAACATCTGACGAAGAAGCAGAACTAGACAAAATGAGAGCAAACTACTCTTCTATTTCTTAGAAGCTTGAGAAGTATGAAGCAGAACCTACCAAGATGGAGATTCTTAACTCTGAGGATTATACAAATATTGCTGATACGGCTGAATTTGTTGAACTAAAGAAAGAGGAAAATCATTTTGATATGTCTGTTGAAGAACTTAAAGCTGAAGCAGATAGACAGCTTCTTGAGTATGCAAAAGGAAATAAGATTGAATTTTCTGAAGAAAAGAAGTCTGTTGGCATGAAACAGTTTAGTCAGAAAAAGTCTGGCAAAGCTGGAAGATATGGAAGTTTGTTTAATAAATAATTAAAAATATAGCGTTGGAAATTTCCACGCTAATATCCAATGATTGGTCGCTTCGGCGACTTTTATTTTTTTAGAAAGGAGAATAAATATTATGGCTTATGGTACACCTAATATGACAAAACATGCCGTATGTTTCCCGTCCAAAGTATTGGCAGGAAATATGGGCGCTCATATCTTTAATATTACTCTTAGTACCGCAGCGGATAATGGTAACATTATCGGTCGTGGTGCATGGAATTCTTTTGACAACTATGCGGAAGCAGCTTGCCCGAATGGCTTTGCTGGCAAAATCGTAGAGCAGTGTCCGAATGGGAATTGGTACGTAGAGGTAACAGCAGTTCCTTCTACTGGCGAAGCTCTGCTTGTTTACAACTCTCCAATTATTCCTTATGAATCTCCGAGAGAACTCGCAGACCTTTCGAATTTCTACAATGCTGCTAATGAAGTAGTTAAGGCTTATACCCTTACCGTCGGTGACATTTTCGAAGTATCCGCAGAAGCTTTCTCTGGAACTCCGGTCAAGAATAAAGCAGTGTCTGTTTCTAGTAAGAAATTAGCAGTGGCTTCTTAATTTTAGAGGAAAGGAGGTAAAACGAAATGAGTAAGAAAATGAATTTTTCCGCACATGTAATGAATGTGTTTAATGAGATGGAAACAAATTACGAAGAGATTAAGAATCTTATGTATGATCTGGCAATGGGAAACGAAATTTATGATGCTGAATCTGAAAGAGTAATTCCGAAGAATGAAGCAGAAGAAAAACTTCGTACTGTATGTTAGAAAGTATTTGGCGTTACCGCTGACTCCTCTAAGAGAGAGCTTAAAAGAGCTTATAGGAATCATGGTCGCGAATTCTTTGATATTATTGAAGAGGTAATTGACGTAGTAATTAGCAATGGATTTAAGGAAAATGAGTTCTTTGAGAACTTTGTGGACTATAGAAATCTTGCCCTTGGTGATGCATATGAGTTCTATAGTGAAGAGGAAGTTATCCTTTCTATCGCTAAAGTTGGCGTAAGCCATCATGATTACATCCTTCAGAGACTTGGCAAGGGCGAGACATTTACGATTCCGTATGATCGCTATGGTGCAGCCGTAGGTGCTGACATTAACATGTACATGATTGGTCGTGAAGATTGGTCTGCTCTTACTAATGCAATTGCAAGAGCATTCTCTGTGAAGATTCAGCAGGAGGTTTATGCGCAGCTTCTCTCTGCAGCTAATTCTATTCCGGCTTCTATTCGTTCTGGGTTTGTCGGTACAGGTGTTCTTGGTTCTGCAACAAAGGATGCTTTTGATGCCATTATTGCTAATGTTGAGACTGCAAATGAGTCTAATGTTGTAATTCTTGGAACCAAAACTGCTCTGAAGAAACTGAATGCACTTTCTGACGTTAACTGGAGAGCGGAATCCCTGAAGGAAGATGTTTCTCATAGTGGTCGTATTGGTGACTATGAAGGCACTACTCTTATGGAAATCCCGCAGAGATTTACCAGCAAGAAAGACCTTACTCCGCTTATTGATAACACCAAGCTTTGGATTCTTCCGGCTAGTCAGACCGACAAGTTTATTAAAGTCGTTGACGTAGGAGAAACCGAGATTGACGAAATCACAGAGAAGGGCGAGGAACACGGCCGCTGGGATGATATCATGAAATACGAGGTACAGCGTTCCTATGGGATTTCTACAATTTTGGGTAGATATTTCGGGCAGTGGACCCTTTCCAATGGTTAATTGATTATTAAGGATTAAGAGGAGATAAATTATGGCAACAACGACAACTACAAGGAAGAAAACTACGACTCCAAAAACAGAACCAGTTAAAAAGACTGTATCTGTTGAAAAAGAGTCTCCAAAGGTAGAAAAACGAGTATTTAATGATTCTGATGGAATTGTTTGTAGATCTGTTGCACAAGGTGGTTTGTTTATGGAAGGTGCGAAAACGCACATGCTGTATGAGTGGATGGATTACGGAGACAAGACTCAGGTAGAATATGCAGACCTTGCTTCAGCCGTTCGCGTGAAATCATCTTTTGTGTTTAATCCTTTATTTATCGTTGAGGACGAAGATTTTATTGAAGCATTTCCACAGCTGAAAAAGTTTTATACCGAGAATTATACCATTCAGGATTTAGAGGCAATACTCCGACTTCCAGAGAAGAAAATGATTGAAGAAGTTTCTGCTCTTCCAAAGACGGCTATTGAGTCACTTAAAGTTATTGCTGCTTCTGCAATTACAGATGGAACACTTGATAGTGTAAGAAAAATTAAGGCTCTGGATGAACTGTTTGGTACAAATTTGAATTTAATTGCCGAATTCAAAGATTAAATAAACGGAGGTGATACCCAATGACCTCTGAGTTTGATGAACTCTACTCTAGATTTTATCTAATGGTAGAGGATTATAACCTTGTTGCTCTTGATGAAAGATTAGCAAAAGAAATGATGAATGGATGGATGCGTTCGACGCTTTCAAAGCCGTATGTGCGTAGATTGTTTAAGTCGTTGGATGTTGATGATGATGTAGAAGAGATTGAATACGAATTGAAATTTCCAGTTTCGGAGGATGAAGATAAAGATTTTGTCGAAGAGTTGATAGCGCTAGGTATGGTTGTTGAATGGGTTTCTCCAAAATATCATTCGACATTAAACACTGCTCAATTTTTCTCAAATACAGAACAGAAATTTTATAGCTAGGCAAATCATATGACTGAATTAAAGGATATGTATCACCGTGCTAAAAATAATCTTCGTAAATTAATCCGGGACAGAGGATATATTTACAACCAATATTTGGGTGAAACATAATGTAGACCAAATATGGTTCCTATTCTTCTACCCAAATTCATTCAATCAAATTATCTATTCGTAAGTCCATTTTCTTTTTATTATTATATGTCGATCCAGCGACAAGGTAGAGTTATCCAAATATTGATGTTGCGGATGCATTCCGTAATTTGCAATATAAATTAAATGGGTTAAATGATATTCTATTAGAACAGCCAGAACTTATTTGTACAATGAGTTTATTGGAATCTGCTTTGAATGAATATCAAAGCGAATGTTTTGATTGGTTGAAATACCGTAAATTGATTCTAGATGCTGGTTCAGAAATAATGCGTCTGAAAGAAGGTGACTCCAATGGCGATTAATTTTGATGATTTTAAAGCTATTCATAATGGAGTTTCTATACCCGGAAGGGCTAGAAAGGCGCAAAGCGATGTGATAATGAAGGAGTCTTGGTGGCAAGATATCCAGTCTCAAATGTGTTATATCTATGATTATTATCATGATTAGTCTTCTTTTGAAGCATTGAAATTAAATAATCTTCATCCAGAAGAAGATGAAATGAAAACACCGTTGTCTATTAAATTTATACGTCATGCTTCATAGACGTATAATAAAGATTAGGTTACATTCTGGTTGCAAATGTAGCCTGGTCAAGAATGCAATCTTGATTATTATGATTCTGTATTGGGTAATAGATATGATTCTATTTTCCCAATTGGTTGTTATGTAGATATTCAACATGAAGACGGAACGTATAATAAATGGTTGGTAGTTGATAAGGCAAATTATAACGGGAATCAGTTTCCTACATTTGAGATATTAAAATGTGATTTTATCGCAAGATGGGTTTTTGATGGGCATAAATATGAATGCCCAGCGGTTTTAAGAAGCCAAAACAGCTACAATAGTGGAATTTGGTTGGATTTTAAGTAGTCCCTTATATCAGTGATGATATATAGAAAACTCCTTGAATTGCTGGAAGTTCCTTAGAGCCAATATACCAAAGCGAAATATTGAGATTATATATAAGCGTAATTGGTCAAAAAATATTGGATTGGATAATCAGCAGCCAAGCCCTGATGAGGGGAAGGTTCAGAGACTAAGTGGCTCAAGTGAGTCCTGTTGGGAGAATCTCAAATTGAGATTATGATATAGTCCGAACTTATGTGAAAGCATAAGAAAAGTTATTTATATTATTGGTTAAAAGACAGGACAGGGAGTAGCTACCCTTCTTCGCGCCTTCAACACGAAGATTACTGTCTTTTATTTTTTTTGTCTTTTGAAGGAGGATAAAATATGAGTAAGAAAATCATATTAAAAAAAGAAGAAATTGAGTATATTTAGGTTTTGTTAAATGATGGTAAATCTATAAAGCAAATAAGTAAAATTTTAAAGAGATCTGAACATGTAATTAGTAATGCGATTAAAGAAAATGATTTATATAGAGAAATAACAAATACAGAAATATTAAGAAGAAAGCTACCTGGATATGAAGAATTAGAAAAAGAAATATGCGATTATTATTTAAATAATAAAATCAATTTAACTAATCTCGGGGAAATATTTGGTTTGGGTATTTGCTGCGTTGAAAATATATTAAAGAAATATAACATTGACAGATTGCAAGCAAGCGATTTTAATAAAATATATAATTTGGATGAGAATTATTTCAAAAATATTGATTCAGATAACAAAGCTTATATTCTAGGTTTTTTCTATGCTGATGGTTGTGTTGGTTCAAATAATAATAAGGTGCAAATATCATTACAAGAAGATGATGTTGAAATACTTGAAAAAATGAGAAGTGAATTTCAATACGATAAACCATTAAGATATATTGAACCACCAAAAAAATTTCCGAATAGAAAACCTCAATATTCTTTATCTCTTGATAATAAACAATTTCATGAAAATATAGTTAATCAAGGTGTTATTCCAAAGAAAAGTTATTTTGCTGTATTCCCTTTTCAAATTGAAGAAAAATACTATAAATCATTTATACGTGGAGTATTTGACGGAGATGGATGTTTATATCATTATGAAAAAGGTAATACAAACACGGTTACTTTTACCGGAACGTCGGAACTTATTAATGCGATTGGTGACATTATTGAGAAAAATATAGGAATCAAAAAACGCATACATGTTGCTCAAAATAGCATTGATGTTGATAAGAATACAAGAATATTAATGTTTGGCGGAAATAAACAGGTAAAGAAATTTTTAGATTGGCTATATGATGGAGCAGAATTATATTTAAAAAGAAAATATGATAAATATGTAAAATTATATAATATAAATAACTCTTTAGCAGCCTAACGAGTTGCTAGATGAACACAATTGTATAAAATACAGTCGGTTGAAGATCAACAAAAGCTGGCTGTGCCAATGACACGAGATACTGAAACCTTAATGTATAACATAAGAATGATTGTTGATACCGCTGTTGAATCTGAACCCCGTGCATGGCTTATATCAAAAGTAAACCGCATATCGCCAAATGGCATTTGCAGAATCACATTAGCGCAAGATACATTTGATCAACATAACGATTATATAGAAAAGGATTCTGAAGGGAATATTATTGGAATGTGGGCAAATTATTATAATAATAAAATCATTCCAGAACCAATAATCCCTGACGATACATCCACACCATCTTCTATCAAATCTGTTATTACCTGTTCTGGGAAATCCATCATTAAAATAGGCGGTTCGGCCAAAACATTTACGCTTACCTATTATGACGAAGAAGGAAATATCTCCGATTATACACCCGGATACTGGGCGCTTTGGATTGATAATAAACGTGTTCCAAATGCAATTGTGGAATATATAGAAACAGACGACCCACATAAACTTAAGATTAAATTCTTGGGTGATGACTCATATATAGGTAAAATACTAAAAATAAGAAATACATCTGATGATGTGGTTGCAGAATTAGATGTTGAAATAATCGCACTATAAAGGGGGATTGAATTATGGAATTAACACCAGAACAACTCAAATCCCTTCGCGATTTGAAATAGTTACCTGATTCTGATGACATCAGGTACAAAGAGATAATTAAAAAATCTTTGATTGACAATGAACTAATACTATATCTCTTAAATAATAAAGAATTGGAAGATGAAGATGCCGATCCAAGCGATTATCTTGGCATTAATATCCTTCCATATTATCTTATTCATCCAACGCAGCACAATGTGCAGAATTACATATGTTACGAAACAAGTGTTCGAGAATTGGAACGCTATAATTCTAATATGAAAATCCAGCAAATTATTTTTTATATTTTATGTGAAGAAAAAAATAATATAGAGAAATCTACTGGTATTGCGCGTCATGATTTAATATCTGCTCTTCTTTTAGATATTTTCAACTGGACAAATCTATTTGGACGCAAAATACATTGTGTATCCAATCAGCCAAGCGTCGTGGATAATGACTACGCTTGCCGTACTCTAATATTTGAGCAAACGACAGACAATAATCTTGCAAAGACTCGTGGTGGAACTACACGAATGTTGAATCGAGAATTATATGGCAAGGAATCCGAAGGTTGAGTTTGATATGCTCCAGATGTAT